TTGAAAGAGAAATATCCCTTCTTAAGGAAGAGATAATATCTTTGAAGAATGAGATAAAATCTTTTAAAAAAGATATAGAAGAAATAAATAGAGAATTTAAAATTTTAAATGTAAAATATGATTTGTTGGCTGAAGGAATGCATCGTATAAAATATAGTTCCCATCAAGAATACGATTGGGGTAACCCTTCTCTTAGTCATGTTGGGATAAATAACACTCAGTATATCTTTCGAAAAGGGCCGTATTATGGATCTTAAAACACTCATATATGAAAAGCGGTCTTTAGAAGAGAAGGTAAAAGAACTGATAGAAGAGTTCGAGGCCAAATTCAACAATTGCGTATGTGTTGAAAGTATAACAATCATTCCAGTTCAGGAAATAGGAAATAGTAAACGCAATGTATTTGTTTCGGTTGAAGCCAAAGTGAAATAGATGGAGGCCAAGAATGGCTAGGTTCAAAGTCAAGTTTGATTGTATGAATTGTGGGAATGTATGGGAGCAGGAGTTTGGTAAGAAAATCCATGTAGAAAATGAAACCTTCGGTAAGGTGTATGTGCGGTATGATGGATGTAAAGGCGGAAAGGAATGCAAGTGCCACTATGTTAAGTGCCCTGTTTGTGAGCTTGAAAATCATATCCGTGTCTTGGAAAGGGAACCACTCATAAACAAAGCAACGGAAGAAGTCAAATCTGTTGTAATAAAAGCTATCTCAGAACTGTTCTATAGGGATGAACATGGTAATTACAGCATAGACAAAAGAAAATTAGCGGAAGAAGGGCTTGAGAACGAACCGGTCAATTGGCTTGCTCTTTTTCAAAATAAGGATAGTATAGAAATCCTAAAGAAGAATAACGGATACATGGTCATCATCCCGGAAGCATCACCGGATGTCAGTCGTTTCCATGAGTGGTTGTATTACAAACTGAAAGACTATGAAGGAATCAAAATCGTAACAGAGTGGTAGGTGATATATGGTTGTTACAGTTAGAATCAGATTCTTGGAGTATGGTTTGTTTGCTTATGATTTTTAGACCAATAATTTTCTTTTCAACACAAATAAACGATCCGTCATATCTATATTATTTAAAGTATCATGTTACTAAAGAATTGGTCGGTAAGAATACCGTTTGTAGAGGAGATAACTGTCTTCTTTGTGAAAACAAAATACCTTTAAAAGATGTATTTTTGATTCCAGCAATTTGTGTTCATAGGGATTATATTTTTGTTATGGTGTTACATAAACATAGGAACTATGTTATTAAGATCCATAATATATTAAAAACCAATCTTGATAAGTTTAAGGACAATAATATAGTAATGAGGCCGTATTTCATAGATGATAGTGATTTTTCCATAAAAAAGATTGATATATTCAAGCTTAAATTTGGCTCTAAAACTATTGAAATAAAAAATAAATTGGAAAGTGATTTCTATAATAATTATATAAAAAAGAGATTCGCAGACGATGATATTACCTTTAATTCTGTCCTAAAGAAGATCAATAATAAAATGACCTATGTGGCAAGATAAAAAGATCGTTTACAGAATAAATGGCGAAAATCTTTGTCTTGCGGCTGCAAAGGAAATTATCAACAAAATAAACGATAGGGTTTCTAAACAAAGTAAAATTTAAAACATGGGAGTGAACTATGTGGGAACCGGTAGATCATCTATGTAGAAAATGTGGATCACGAATTATGATAACATCTGAAATGTCACCAAGTGGAAAGATCTATAAATGTTTTACCTGTGGAGCGGAGAGCTATAATGTAAAGAAAATCTGTTGGTGCGGGGCTTTCACAAAAGGAACAACACCAAATTATATTTGTATGCCTACAAAGATTATCGAAGAGAAAAAGGAAGTGGCAGAGCTCCTTGAAGAAGCCTTTCGTTCCTGTGGGATAGACCCAAGGGAGAAACTGGTTGGCGTCTTGCCGTTTGATCGGTATAACGCTATCATGAGAGAATACGAGATCCGTAAGGAAGTTTCAGAAAAAGGGCTTGAAAAATTAATCGTTCCAACAGATATTGAGAGTCAATTTAAACAAGCAATTGCACTCGAACGAATGGATAGGCTTGGGCTCTATCTTGAAGTGCTATACCAAAAAGTGCTGGCAGATGGTAGAAGTCCTTATTTTGTAAGATTGCTGATAAAGGAACTAGTGAAAAGGTTGTAGCTACTGGAGGGTAATATGTTGTGGCTTAGGTCAACAGATAAGAATGTAAAAGTGGAAATTTCTATCCCTGATAGTTTGTTCTCTACCTATGAAGAGGAGATAGCTTTGTTTTTCTGCTACCAAATTGTTGAAAAGATTGCTTTAAGTAGTAAAGTTCAAGAAACACTCCAAAAAATTATTGATGATTTGAAAATTCGGATTGAAACGGCTATGGAAGAAGGAATGAAGGATGTAGTGGAAAAACGGAAACGAGAGCTTACGCAATGGGAAAATTTCAAAAAAGCTCTTGACACCTTCTACGTGACGTGATATAAAGAACAACAATGTAGGTGGGGACTACATAGGCTTGCACTAAAGTGCAACGGTTTTGTAAACCGTAGAATCCCCACCGATTTCGATCTGTTTATGGCAGGCGAGGACTACATAGGACACCATTGGGGTGATAGCCTTTTAAGGCCGTCTAGATGTCCTCGCCGATTTCTTCTCAAAGGAGACAAGAGGCTATAAGCAGGCGGGGATTACATAGGCTTGCACTAAAGTGCAACGGTTTGCGGGACCGTAAAATCCCAGCCGATTTTCTTTTTAAGGAGGTCACGTCATGGAGCTCAATCCCAAAGCCAGCCTTTCCAAGAATTCTCTTCCAAAGGACATGGTAGTAAACCCTGAAGGTGCTGTTGTCTGGAAAGATGATGTATTTCGAGCCGCAATCCTTTCTGGAATGAGCCTCAACCTTAGACCACGCAGAACCTTCTATTATACGGATGAAGAGCGATTTCAGAGCTTCCTGGAAACTCTTGAAGAGGTTTACAAACAAGATCCGGAGTTCTTGGAAGCGCTGGTTCCTTACCTTCGCTTTGAACACGGGCGCAAACTTTCTCCTATGGCTGTCATTGGATTTCTTCTTGCTAAGAAATCTGACTGGAAACACCTTCCAAATTTCATTTCAGCCAGAATAATAGATACCCCTAAACGGATGGCTGAAGCGGTAGCTGTTTACAAGCAGCTTGCTGGGGTGAAATCTTTCGCGTCTATTCCATATAAAGGCCTTTTTAAGGCCGTTCTTGAATCTTATGACGAATACACCCTTAAGAAGAACCGAATGCGAAGGCGAAAGATAAAGCTGGCCGACCTGATAAAAGTATTTCGCCCGAGACCTACCTCTGAAGAGAGATCAAGGCTTTACAAAACCATTATAGAAAATGATCCGTATGCTTCTTTAAAGAAGGATGAGCATATAACGGCCACTCTTTCTTCAACCGAGCTTTCCGATAAGGAGAAGAAAGAGATACTTGAAGACCAGATCGACAAAATACCGTTCAATGCTCTTGTAAGGAACCTTTCTCAATTTGCGGATTCTGATTTTGAGGTGAAGCTTAAAATTCGTGAAAGGTTCAAAAGCGTTCTTGAGGCTCTTAAAAAGGAAGATTCGCGAGCGCTTGCTGTCGTCAATCCATTTGATCTTCTGGCGCTTCCAAGATCCGACTCCTGGAAAAAGTTTGGTGCCCTACAGGATGTAGTAAAAGAGATGGTGGATTGCTATGTGAGTTACTGGGCAAACAGGTTAGGCACGAAGGAAAAGAAAGCTGCTGTTCTTCTTGATGTTTCAGGATCAATGGACGGATATGGGATCACAAGAGCGGTTGAGTTTCTGGCTGTAATAGGTGGGTTGTATACTGTTGTTGAACTCGGTGCGTTTACCAGTAAACTGTATTTGAGTAAAATAGAGCCTCCAGGTTTGTATGGTAAGCATTGGCCTACAATTGATCTTGAGGAAATCAAGGACATGATTGCTAGAACGGAAAGCGTGTTCATGCTAAGTCAATTCTTGCATGAGAGATTTCATGGAACACCACATAACGGGACGGCTCTTGTTGACGCATATAAAGATTTTACCCGTCATATTCCAGATGCTGATTTGTATATCATTATTTCAGATGAAATCACCAGGGATGATCGAGAGAATAGAACATGGGAACTTGAATATCTACCAAACAAGGCAAAGCAGAAGGTAGCAATCTGCAATGTTGCCTACATGGGGACGAAAGGTGGTGTAGTAATCAAACATCCACAGGTTCTAAGAATCTCTGAACTGACTCCAGGACTGTTCAGCTATCTTGAGCTTTGGGATGGAGACATTCGAAGACTAGTAGAAAGAATCAAGGAAAAATATTTAAAGTAATGGTGATATACTCCCAGAGGGCATCATAATCCACATCAAAGCCCGAATGGGGTGTCTGAATGGGAGATCGTTAAAGTTATGAGAGTTTGTATTTGTGGTAGTCGTTCTATTACTGACCAGGATAGTGTATTTCACTATCTTAACCACCTTACGGCAGATTTGGATCTCACTCGGGTAACGATCATTTCTGGCGGTGCTAGTGGCGTTGATCGTCTTGCAGAAAAGTGGGCAAGTAATAAAGGTATTCCTATTAAAAGGTTTCTACCAGATTGGTATCGGTATGGTAAGAGAGCAGGATTGATCCGCAACCACAAAATGGTTGAGGCCTCTGATCTGATTATTGCCCTCTGGGATGGTGTTTCACGAGGGACAGCTCATACAATAATTACTGCTCACAAATTCAATAAGCTAGTTCGAATGAAGATTATCAGAACAGAATACTTTTCTATTTGGTTTATGTTAGGGAAATCTGATGCTATTTGTGTGACTACAAATGGTTTTGTGGTCCGGGATAAGAAAACTAGAAAACCACGCGGTGTGATGGGCCGTGGAGTGGCTTACCAAGCTAAAGTATGGTTACCAGATATAGAATATAGGCTTGGTAAGCATCTAATACATAACGGCAATTGCCCTGGGATACTTGGGAAAGTTCAAGAAACTGCTATTGTATCGTTCCCGGTAAAACGTGCAGAAGATCAATATCCCTGTGAGTTGGTATCTCATGCTAGAAACCGTTTCCTACCAGGAGATCTTGTGCCTGGCTATCTCCTTAAAGCTGACCTGGATACCATTTTAAAATCTGCTAATGGGTTGGCGGAACTTATAAAGGAATATAAATGGAATCGGATTGTACTTCCTAAACCAGGTTGTGGTGCCGGTGAATTGAAGTGGGGAGATGTTGCTAAAATTATAAAAAAGAGTAACCTCGCAAAATATGCAGACCGTATTTGGATAACAGACTTGAATGGGTATGAATGTATTGGACATGAACTTTAGGTATTTTTCCTTCTATAACATGGGTATAGAACTCAGCAGAAAGGAGGTGCAGTTGTGGAAATACTCAAAATTGGGGATCGAGTAGGAGCTATCAATTATATAGAAGAAAAAGACGGAAAACGAATAGCCAAAATTTTCGGTTTTGGTACATATCTTGGATGTCAGGTACCAGAAACGGATAGTGTGAAATTTTTTGGGGTTTCTCTGAAGAAAGTCAAGAGGGAAAATCCATGTATCCTTCTGGATAATGGGAAAAAGATATATGGATGTGAATGCTGGTGGGGATCTGAGGATAAAATCAAAAAGATACTTGAAGAGTGTGATGAAGTTATAGTTGTTGATATTGAAAAACTTCGTCGGAAAAAGGTACAAAAGAATTTGAAGGATGTAAAAAGTAAATCTTAAAAAAAGAAATGGTACAGTCCCTAACTCATGAGCTTGACAAGCAGAAGGACCAGAGATAAAATGACCTCATGTCCTACCACGATAAGCTCAACACCCTCTTTGAAGGCCTGGGAAATGTTTATTCCTACGCCTATGCCGTTTCGCCTGATTCTCAGTATCTTATTAAAAGAATTGCTCAAGAGTTTCGTTCACAAGATCGAGAAGTCCTATTGTGGACAAAATCTAAAGGGATCGTTGATCCAACGAATATATATGATGTAAAGCAAAAAATCCTTGACTTCCCGCGAGCCTTCAAGTGGTTCCTGGACACAACTTCCATCAAGAACATCATCTTCCTGAATGCCCACCATTTCCTGAAGAGCCCTGATACCATAGACATGGTCTTTATTTCCGAGAGCCGTTTTCTGAACGAAGGAGAGTCTGTCATCTTCATAAGCGACACCCTTGACATCCCATCCACACTCAAAGGAAGTTTCCTTGTGGTTGATTTTGGTTATCCGGCCAGGGAAGACATAAAGGTTTTTGCTGATAGTGTCGGGGTAAGCCTAAATGGCGACGTTCCTGCCGGGATAACCATAACCGACTTTGGAAGGGCTATCCTTTATAGTAAAAAGACAGGGAAAGAAATAGGTGAGTTCGTAGAAAAGTTAAAGCTTGAAAGGATAAGGGAGACAGAAGTTCTTACTCTCTACCATCCAGCAGAACAAGACAGTTTTGAATATCTTGGTGGGCTTTACAATCTCAAGGAATTCATCAAGGAGACTGCCCATCATCCAGACGCTAAAGGTATCTTTCTCGTTGGGATCCCTGGAACTGGAAAAACAGCTATTGGGAAAGCGACAGGAAATTTTCTTTCCCTTCCAACTGTCATCTTTGACTTTGGAGCCGTATTTGGTTCTCTTGTGGGCCAGTCTGAAGAAAGAATGAGAAGGGCGCTCCAGCTCATAGAAGTGCTTACACCATGTGTGCTCATAGTGGATGAGATAGAAAAAGGGATGGGTGGAATCAGATCTTCTCATCTTTCTGATGGTGGGACTGGGTCTCGTGTTTTCTCCTATTTCTTACGCTGGCTTGAAGAAAGACCAGAAGGAATCTATGTAATCGCCACCTGTAATGACGTTTCAAAGATCCCACCTGAGTTCGTGAGATCAGAAAGATGGGACGCAGTCTTTGGGCTTGACTTTCCAACAGAAGAAGAGAAGGAAATTATCTGGGAGATCTGGGGCCGCTACTATGAAGTAGAAACCAAGGCAAGACCCAATGATGAATTCTGGACTGGGGCAGACATTAAGACCTGTTGCAGGCTTGCCCACATCATGAAGACTGATCTTGTCTCTGCTTCCCGCTTCGTGAATCCTGTTTACAGAATTTACAAGGAAGATCTTGACAAACTACGGGACTTCATGAGAAAATGCACTATACCAGCGAGTTTAAAAGCGCTCCCTTAAGGAGATAGCTATGAGCCACATAGTCCAAGTCTCAAACATAAAGATTCTTCATTTGGATCTCCTTGAAGAAGCCTGCCAAGAGCTAGGTTACGAACTTAAGGAAGGTGGACAGGTTGTTTACTGGGCAGGCGAGCAGAAAGCAGACTATACTATCAGCATTCCTGGAACTCCCTGGACTATAGGTCTCAGGAAGGAAAAGGAGACTGATGATGGTTACATCCTTGTTGGAGATTTCTTTGGTATGGAAGGAAAGAGAATCAAGGAGGCCGCCCAAAAGCTTACCGTAGCTTATCAAAGGAAAGTGGCCGAAGTAAAGCTCATGGAGATGGGCTACACCTTTGAAACCCAAGAGCTTGAAAATGGATCAATTCAAATAGTGGGGGTGAAGGCAAATGTTTGATGATATAGTTAAAATAGTTGAAAAGATGATTGAGCATCAGGAGCGGCTAAACACCAAAATAGCAGGGCCTGATTGGAAAGAAAAGAATTTTCCATGGTGGAGAGCTATCTGGATGGAAGCGGCTGAACTGATGGACTGCTTCCCGTGGAAGTGGTGGGCAAACACCGACAAAGAGCCCGATCTGAACAACGCCTATATTGAGCTTGTGGACATCTGGCACTTCCTTCTTTCTTGGTGTATTGAAGACCTGATAACAGCAGAAGACATTGCTTCTGTATTTCAAGATAATCAGATGCCGTCCAGAGATACTTTGGGTGAAATTGAAAGTTTTTTCCTGATCCCTGATCCGGCCCTTCTTGTTGTCCATTTTGCACGAATAGCTCGTTCAATCGGACTTTCCTTACATCTCCTTGCCAAGCTCTATTTTGCCAAGAATGCCCTGAACCAGTTCCGGCAAGAGCAGGGCTATAAGACGGGAAGCTACAATAAAGAACATAATGGTTTGGAAGACAATACTATTCTCCTGGAAATCGTAAATAAAATCCCTTTCGATCCTGATAACATCGAAGGTTTTATGGATTATGTAAAACTTAAGCTTAGGGAAAAGCTATGCCAAAAAGACCCGTCAGAAGTATCTTTTTACAGAGATCTATCTGAAGTTCCTGTTTATAAAGATCGTAGCGCCCTTAGAAATGAGATTCACAAGATTTTATTGGAAAATGAACAGATCTTTCAAACGTATGGCCCCCACTCTGAACACTCGGATCTTTTGTTAACGGATGCATATAAAGCCTGGATTAGATATGTTCATACGAAAATCATTCCAAACAACCGTAAAATTGTCCAGCTGTTATCAAAGAATAGTCATCTATTAACTGAAGAGGAGATGGAAATATTTGAAAAATTCAAGTTACATCAAGAAGGTTTTGAATACAATCATGTTTCAGGCGATAAGAATAGTAGCGCTCCTCTCTTCCCGAGAGAGATATGGGATATTCTAAAAGATTAAATTATAATCTATCTGAGTGTGTAAAACTTGAATTTAAGGAGATATGAAAATGAGACCGGCATGGGTGGAATTTTTGGAAAAATTTGAAACCCACTTATGGAAATTGCCTCTTTTTGTTATCTTGAGGGCATATACTAATTACCTTTTAGATAGTGAAGAAGTAGCTAAGAAAATAATAAACGAATGGGAAGAAGAACATTTGGGGTAATGAAAATGCCAGAAAAGCTAATTATAACCATCAACAAGGACGGCTCCATAAAGGTTGAAGCAGACGGTTTTATCGGCCCTGTCTGTGAAAAAGAAGTTCTTGAATTTATTTCGGCTTTTGGCGGAGAAACTACTCATGAAGAACACAAGCCAGAATACTACCAAGAACAGGAAACAATCTCTGTCTCAGGTGATTGAAATCACTATTACTTCTGAAGGCCTGTTTTCTCCTTGGTGGAGTAAGGATTTGGATGAGATCTTAAAGGAGTTTGGAATCTCTGAAGAAGACCCAAACAGAAATCCCTGGTGTGGATGAGCTATTTCTTATCACCGGGAAACTTGATAATCTTATCACAACTGTCAATATTGTTTCTGGCCTTCTTGAATAGTCTGAGACAGCTTTGTGGAACTGGAACTCCTAAATCCCTCAAGTTTTCCATGATGGAAATGGCTATGTTTACGATGATGTAAGAACTCACAAAATATGTGAGCCCGTATTCCTTTGTGCATCCGAAGAAGTGGTGTTCTACCAACACAGAGACACTTATCAGGACTACATACAACCCCACCTTGATAACACCACGACTGCTCTTCTTCAAGCTCAATTCCCTGTTCTTTATGGCTTTAATCAATCCAACTACAAGGTCTATCAGACCAAGGGCCGTGACTATTGTAAATGTTTTTGGAGGGAAATTATCGTGAATTAGAATAAAAGAATTTACAAAAAAAGCGGCGATAAGTTTGATAACAAAATTATCAAGTAAATCTTTCATATAATACCATATTACACATCTATTAAACTGTCCTATCAAATCATTGTGTTCGTGTTCATCATAGTTAGGTATGTATGCTGGGCTAATCATATAACTTTGAGTCTCCTCTTACTCACAAAAACGTTTCCCTCATTGGTGGTAACCTTCACTTCAATGAAATACTGCTTTCCCTGCTCCCCGCCCTGTATCCTGAAAATAACAATATCTCCGTCATAATATATTTCATCAGGATTAACTATACCAGTAACCTCAGTCATATCAGCTATACGATATGTCTTGATCTCCGTCTTTGTCTGGTCTATGAACTCTGAAGAACCAAGATCATCCCCAAAATCAAAGCCTATATAGAACGTCTCATCAGGGTGTTTACAGATAGTATCAGCATCAACTTCAATGAACGGCACGTGTCACCTCCAGATACAGCCCCTGGGGACCACCCAGGGGCGATGTTATTAAGCGTATTCTATCTTTATCCGTGTGGAATCAGAGGCCGTATTTCCTGTCCCAGCTGGGACTGTCCTCTTGACCCATATACGCAGGGCCTGCCCTGCCGGGCAATCTTCAAGAGACAGTTTGTTTCCAGCATCTGGGGCAGAAAACGTAATCCCTGTCGGGGCCTCTGTCTCACTTGCTATACTTGGAAGAGATGCATCAGCTGTATGAGGAGAGTTTGTATCATCGTATCCAATCTCTATCTGTATCCCGCTGGCAGGCTGCTGATCTACCCAGATTTTTACAGCGGTTCCGGTTGCATCACCGGCATTGTATATATCTATCGCCCTGTAATCAGTAACACCGTTTGTAGCCTCATCCGCACTAACGTCATCAAACAGGTTGTTCATGGTGGCGTCAGGAATGACGGTAGAACTCATAACACCACCAAGAGAGGCATTGGGGTCGGTGTTTGTGCTTCCGCCTGTATATCTGAATTCCATTGTGGCAGGCATATATGATCCTCCTTTTAATCTCTTTTAGATAGAATTATTAGCTTAAGCCTTGAGTTGGTAATGAATTTGCAGGGACGATCTTTGAAAACGAACAAAGGTTTTGGTATGTCGCTCGTTATTACTTTCCAATAAAAATCAACATCGTTTGAAGAGAATATTTTCCACTCACCAGACAGTCCTTTCTCTTCTAGAATATTCCAGATACACTCAACATCATCTACGATGAATACCTTCCAGCCACTATCAAGCTCATTACTTCTAAGAATTCTGTAAATAGCAGAAAGACCAGCCTCTTCAAAAACTCTCCATGATAGAGTGACTGATAATCCACCTTCAGAAAGAACTCTCCAGATAGCAGAAAGATCGTCTTCCTTGTATATTAACCACTTGGTGGTAAGATCTCCTTCTGTGAACACATTCCAGATGGTATCAACATCTTTGGTGCTTTTTATCTTCCACGGAAGGTTTCTTTCTTGTTCTGTCAAGACACGATAGGCAAAATCTATTTCTCTGTCTGTATAAATAGCATATAGACTTTCTAGTTCTTCTCCTGCTTTTATCCTGTATTGGTATTTTTGGCCAGCTTCATTGAAGACCGCCCATTCGAGAGTAACAGCCAGCTCTCCTTCACTAAGGATAGCCCATTCAAGTTCAACCCCTTTTTCATTAAAAACATTCCAAAGCCCTTTAAGGGCACTAGAAGCAAATACCTTCCATGGTAGGGAGTAGTCTTTTTCTGTCTTTACCAGATATGGGAAGGTTCTCTTATCAGAAGTGAAGATCTTATAGACCAATCCTTCTTCTTTGGAAGCAAGGATCTTGTATCTGAAATCAATATCTTTTTCATCCAGGATCTTGAATACTACTTCCCGTCCGTCTTCAGTAAAAACCTTCCAGTCAATGGATTTTTCTCTGGAATTGAAGACAGCCCAGGAAACATCAGCCTTTGTTTCTGTTTTTATACGGTAAAGAGCTTCTAGTTGAGCGTCTGTAAAATTATTCCAAAGTAAATCAACGGTGAGGTATTTCAAAGATGGTTCTTCACCCAGATCCACCATGAACCAGGGGAAGGGTGCGAGAAAGAAGGAGTATGGTTCGTAGTGAAGGCGTTCTATTTCGGAATCTGTAAGAGCACGCTCAAAAAAATAAAAGTGAAATAGTGTTCCTAGCCAATTGTTCACATCTCCAGGGCCTGAATCACCACCAAGATAGGCATTTCTATCAGTATATTTAGTGCCAATAGAAGTACTATCGTCATAGTTATCAAGTTCGCCGTCAATATATAGGTAAACACCTGGGTCACCTTTTCTTACTAAGATTCCATCGTGGACTTTACCATCGTTTATAGTTTTCTGCCCATCAAAACTTACGCTGATGTAATCGACTCTAACGATGACATGAAGATATGGGTTATATTCGACCCAGTATATCCGCACATCTGTCCCGTCTCTTGACGAGCTAAGTCTTAGTAAATACCTGTTATTACCTCCAGAAGCGTTACAAGTAAATCGTGAGACAATACTAAACCTCTCCTTAGAAAGGAGATCTATTGGTTCTGAAACAATGCACGGATAATTAGCTGAGGAATAGCCAAGATATACACCGCCTGCTTGCCACTTACCGCCATCGCTAATTTCCCCAATTCGTTCGTATTTGCTCTTATCGAAAGTCTTTGAACCAACGTTCTCATTGAGTAGAAAACAAGCATACAATCCTTCCGTAATCGGGTCGCTCCAGTCAATTTGGGCACCGAAGGGCGGTTTCTGTCTAGGATCCCTCCACTTTCGCCAGATGCGCATAAATCACTGCCAGATGTAAGTCTTTAGTTTGGCCGCACTTACCGTGGCGGCATAAGAAGCATCATTGTTCTTGGCTCGTAACTCATAGCTTCCCGCTTCAAGCGGGAAACATAAATCTTTGCTTTCGCCAGCCTTTTCAACTTCAAGTGTAAGATACCTATTATCAGCTACCACAGTATCAACCTTTTTCACGAGATAAATTTCCAATCCATCTGTAGAAGAAGAATTGGTTGAAGCACTCACGATCAGATCAGCACAGACAGCGTTATCAACTGTAATATCTGCCAGCTTAACATCAGCACCGGCAGATACACTTGTGGTCTCAAGTGTTACATCGGTTGGTGTTTGGGCAACTAAGCCTGCCATTATACACCTCCAAATACAGCCGCTACTAAGGCCTTTACATCTGTCTCAATTTCACTTTTCAATAAACCTAAGACTTCATTTGGGTCTATTGTCCCAAATATAGCATACAGAGCGTATATATTTTCCTTGGCTTTTATTAGATAATCCTCAACTTCATCAAGAATCTTCTTTTTAAGATTATTTTTTGCCTCACTATCAAGGATATTCTGTTTTACGCTTATTACCTTTTCATCTAAGACTTTCGGATCACCATTTTCATCTACCTGATCCAGGTCTATGAGTTGGAATCTTATGCTAAGAGTGGCGATTGTTCCTGATAGCGAATATGTGCTATCAACACATCTTAAGTCTATATTCATAGAGTTTCCTCCAATCTCTTTATTGTGTTAACATACACAGTTACTAGCTTACCCATATTTATCATGGCCTGTTTCAAGTCTTTATCATTGGAGATAAAGAAAGGCTCACATAGAAGAGCATGGCATTTTGTCTTACCAAGGAAGAGCCATCCGCGATCGCCTTTTTTAACAGGTTTGGCTCCCCTTGATGGGATACAGATTGCAAGAGCAAATTGATCTGCCATTTCCTCTGCTATGATTTCCATCCTTCTGTTGCTATGCCAGAATAGGACTTCACTCCCACTCGCATTCCCACGGCATGAATTACAATGTAGCTCAATAGCTAAATCAGGCCTGAATTCATTTATTCGCCTTACAAGATCATGTAGATCGTTGTTCACTCGATAGAATATCTCAACATCATAACCAAGCCTTGTAGCCAATAGCTTAACGCCGCTGGCTACAACAGAGTTGAAGTAAAACTCTGTAAGGCCGGTGGTCTTATTTACAGCCCCTGGAGCATCTTTCCAATGGCCGACAGCTAATACTACTTTCATCTCATTAACTCCCTCTTTAATTGTTTTCTCCAATATGTTCCGATGTTACCGTGCATAAAGTCATGTATTGAAAACGTTCTTGCGCGTTTTGTATAATGTTCAAAAAGATCTTGAAGTTCTACTGCTTCATAATAGTTATAATCCTCAACAGAACTGTCTATTGGCCATTCAAGCTCGCATTCCAGGAGATAATATCTTGGCTTGATCTTCAATCGCATTAGATCTTTAGCACAACCCCATAGCCTGGCCTTGATATAAGCCTCAGGATTTTTCGACTCGTCTATACGTGAGATAACTCGTAGAAGAACAATAGCCAGCTCCTGAGCCATATCATCTTTATCAAAGAGGTGGGTCAGTTTTCTACGGTAGGTGTTTACGATCTTTTTTATTTCTCTGAGGCCAAATTCTAGAAAGCGCCCGTCGTCTTTATACCGCGGGCCTATGGGAGCTCTAGCCATGACGGGCGCTCAAATCCTATCAAGCGCTCTCATGATGCGCTTGCATTGTTCTTCTATGTTGTGAAGAGCAAGAGCTGTATCAGGTGATTTATCACGCTTCCCAAGAAGGATAACCATCGCCTTGATTGACAGAACGGCATTTCTTACTTCATGATGGATCATTCTGTTCGTCTCACCGTCACATTTACAACATCTCATTTCCATCCCTCTCATCACTTTTCAGGAAGGTCAGGAAGCTCCAGGAGCATCTTCTTCATTTTACTTACATCCACCTTATCCGGATCACCATTCTTCAGGAATTCAATTGCTTTTGTCATCTCTCCAAGCAACATCAAGATACTGTTTAGTGCCTGGAGAATCGTGATTATCCCCATACTAGCCTCATCAACTTTGGTAGCAAAGTTATTTTTCCTCTCCGTGCTCATTGATGACCACCCCTAATTCCTTCATTTGGGTCATAAGAATCTTAAAATTCTCCTCAAGGAGTTTTACCTGCCTGTATAATTCAGTATCTGGAATTGCTGAATTGTCCAGCAAATCGAAAAGTTCGATCAGCTGATACTTAAGAGCATTTATCTTTGGAGATATTTCACGTCTTACCTTTTCCTTTGCGCTTTCCTTGACATAAGGATTGTTCAGGAACTCACTCGTGCTTCTATATGCGGCCATATACCAATCAAATAGTACCTTGAGTTCAAGCTTTGCCTGATCTCTCAGGTTGTGGACATTTGGATTTTGGTACATTCCACAGGCATGGATGAAGAAGGTTACAATGAACAAAAAAGGTATAATGAGAGCCCGCCCCTTCATTTTCTCTTACTCCTTCTTGGATTCTTTCTTGGCCTGTCCACGAGCCACAGAGTAACCAAAAGCAGAAAGTGCCATAGCCACCGCAGCTGCTCCCTGCTGGATGGCCTCAGAGAGGGTCCCTTTCTGCTCTGGAGTGATAACCCCAAACAATACCAAGATCCCAAGGATCTGAATCAAAAGTGTTACCCAGAACTCGGTTGTTTTGTAGCCAGGTTTCATTTGTTGTCCTCCTTACGGCTTATTATTTTCTCTGTTTCATAAGTGTATGTCATGCTTTCAAGAAAAGAATCAAAGAATGTTACCTCTACCGGTTGGTCAGCTATCGTATAGTAGTTAAGCGGAGCACACCCTTGTTCATGTCGCCTTCTATATCTAGTATATGGCTTCCAGCCACCAGCCCTTACTCCGAGATACATCAATTCCCTGCGCCACTTCTTCATCCCAAGAACAGCGAGCCCATATAGAAAGATTCGGTCACATGTAATCCGTGGAAATAGCTGGAATTGATAAAGCAGGTCATGAACCACAGCCGCATGAGCCACTTTCTTGCCTTTGTTTGGGAACCAATGCCTTAGAAACTTGGGGACGGACGCGAAGTCTGTTACCGCCCCTGGATAGACAGTAATGACACACCATTTATTGGCGTGGTATTTGAAGAAGTCACGGTTGATATAAAAATTTAGGCAGAACCCATCTATTATTCTGTAATAGTTTTTATCTATGGGTTCTGCCTTTAATTCACTTGTAAACATCTACCTATTTGAATCTCCACACAACAGATGATGGTGCGTTATACGTTACTTCAGGGTTAGCGTTGAAAATAAGGAGTGACCAACATCCAGGTGAAAGTAACCTCCTTATCTGACGCGTAAGACTTCTTGACGTGTCACAATAGCATGAACCATACCAGCCTGTTGTGGCGAAGAACAGTTCTCTTGTATCTATCTCATTCCCACATGGGCATAGAGCGATTCTGAGGTTACTTATGCTGTAAGCTGACGCCACCTGAACATCCACGACAATGTTCTTCGCCGTGTTGACATCTATTGGAATCTTATAAGCTATACCAGCGAGAAACGGCCCATTCCACAGTTCCCATTCTGCAAGATGTTTTTCTATATATCCTGGGAATCTGATTGCTGTATAGCTTAACTTGAGGTCAAATACTCCCTCGTCACAGACCAAGGATACAGTATCGGAAACACTTCCAGCAAACATGGGCTTGAATCTTAGTGTGATTGTATCATCATTGTAATCAATGCCAGAAACGAACGGCGGCTTACTGTCTATAATACAATTATGTAGAACATCTCCACAAGTTGTCTTTGGCATATATTTGATTGTTTTCCCTACTGTCTCAAATGTAAGAGCAGATATAACCGGCTCCATCAACGCATCACCACACCCGTCTTTCATCACCTTTATATGCCTGCTCCCACAGACATTGTCGAAAATTGAATACTTTAGGCAAATGGTGAGGTCGTATTCAAGGCACACATCATTGTTGCTTCCCTTGAAGTCTGTCCAAATTTCACTATCCCACATGAGATTAAACCACTTGACATCAAAGACAGTCTCAATGCTCACCATCGTGTCAACCCACACAAACTCCCGCCCATTGTAGGTTAAATACTGAACAACATCGCTATTCGAGCATCCGTTGAGATGACGGGCTATTGACACCTCAACCGGCTTGCCAACTTGAGAGTCATCCTGGAGGATGAAAATTGGAACTGCATGGTAATCGTTGCTCAAAACGAGTGTTTCATTTGAGCTGTCATGTCCAATGAACACCCCACCAGCAAATGCTGGCATAGCAAACAACATGAAAACGGTAAAAATGATTCCAAGCATACAAACCTCCTTGTTGTTTTTTTTACTAACGCAATGGGCGTGCACCATCTGCTGGTGAGTATATCATGGGACTACCAATACAGCAAGGAAGTTGTTTTTCATTCATTATCACATATAGAGAGCTTATTCTATCCCTCAACACAAGCTCCCATGCCCACCACATATAACAAAGACCAAAATCAAAGACATTGTTGCACCAAGAGATGTCTGTCTGGCATTCTCCAAAGTAACATTCAAGTGTCCTTATGAAAGCCTTTGTTACTGATAGGCATTTCCCAGACGCCGTAATTATCGTCTTTTTGATTTCCTGGCTAACATGATCCAGGATGTAGCCTGAATAGCACGTATCTACCACAAGTAGCGAGCATGGGATCTTTAGAACGTCCTTCCACGTGTATATGCTATCCTGCCCTATCAAGATACCTCCATCATTTCCATGTGTGGCAAGATAGACAACATTGTATCCTCTGAACAGGCCTATCGTGTTTATTTGGTCTATTGGTATTGTTTCGCAATTATCATTTAGATATTTTTCAATGAGATGGCAGGCATCCAAACATACCTCTTGGTAGGTTGATGTTCCCTCATCAAGGTATAAACATACGGAATCTGCGTAAGTGTTACTTGAGATCAGAAAGAAAAGAAACAATAGAATCAAAATCATTTAAAGACTCCAGTTCACTTGCTTTTGATTCATACCAGGCCAGGGCGGATGAGATTTCAGTTAGAGCGTTGTTTAGGAGTTCTGAATCCGTATATCCGCTATCAGCCAGAGATACCATAGCCTTGAATGCTGTCTGTTCCTTATCTGTGAGAACGGTTGTATCTGGAGACAAAGAGTTAATCACCTTTGCCAGCAGACAGATGGCCTTTGTCATAGCGGCATCCTTTTTATCTACTGCCACCAAGATAGAAGAGATCTTTTTCATTGTGAGATAACCAAGAGTATCGTTTACTGCTTGCTTCAATTCCGTTATGTCCGTTGGGATGTTATAAATCCTATTACCATTCTCATCTTCGGTATAGAGGTAGATATTTTCATAGATCGTATCTCCGATCTTTATTATTCTCAGAATCTTCATTTCATCCCCCTTCTGAATAGTCTAGTTTTTCATTAGTTTCCATTAGTTCTTGATAGTTTTCAAACCACATACACTAACCCTCTTGGTCTCCACAATAGTTTGCTCTTCGTATATCCAACCACAAAGTTGTCTGAAAACTTTGTTCTTATCGCTAAACCATTCTTTTTTAAACTCCTCACGCAGCCAACTACCTTTCCTTTTGTCTTATGATAGGCAACTACAATGTCAAAATGTCTGAAACCTTTATACTCATCACGTTTTTTAGCTGGATTATTTACCTCTGGTCTCCTCCTTCGTGGAATGATGAGATAAACGGGAGAGGTTATTCTGTTGCAGTTAAGCATCGCGCAAGCATCTGCATAGTGGTCCTTTGTAAGTCCAAGCTTTTCTCTCATTCTTCTTGTCAAATAACCAAAAGTCATTTCTACGTTTCTGAACTGTTCTTTCAGTTTCCTATACAACCACAACTTTCCTTGTTGAGTAATAGAAGCATACTTTGGAGATAATACGTTAGCAGTCAATTTTACCTTTCCATCATGGACAGCTTTGTGGCAATCTTTACAAAGTGTAAACCCATTTTCCACAATATTAGTCCCACCCTTGCTTCTTGGGACTATATGGTGCACTTCAAGACTTCTCCTACTACCACAAATCTGACAAGTATAACCATCTCTTTTAAGAACCTTCTCTCTAAAGTTTTTACCTTCATATCGCTTCTGTTGGTATTCCCTACCACTAAGTTTTTTACCTGCCGCAATTGAAGAAACGTCAAAGGAACCTTGTTCAATAACAATATCTGTAATGTTGAGAAATTTTCTAAGGTCATTAATAACTCTCAGAACAACCTCTTTCCTATATCTGATAGAAGGAGGCAACCAACCTTTTTCCCTACTTCTATTCAAAAACCGTACGGGCCTATATCTTAATCTGTTTCTTCTGTTCCTACGATACATTGCTCTTTCTTTGACTTTCTTACTCACATTCTGTCTCAACCTAACGTTAGCGGCAAATACAATTTCATCTTTACCTTTAACAGCAATTCCTATCCACTTAGCTCCATCATCAACAGCTGCCGTGAATTTTCCAACATGATTGTTAACAGCTCTGTTTAACTGAATTGCAAATGGAATCATTCTATAAACCCTTGCTTTCCCTCTTTTCAACAATAACCTTGCTCTTGCTGGAGTAGTAGGTAGAAGAGGCTCACCTTCTGCGTCTACTACAAAAACTTTCATTTGAGTAGTTGGCATTTAAGCCATCTCCCAAATAGGGTTATGTTGCGCCTCGGCAAAGTCCCATGGTCTCTGATAGTGATGGAGATGTTCACCAACGCCGTCTCAGGCTGGGTTTCGTTCCCCACCACCGGCAGAGCTTGGAGCTGGCGCACCACCCCAAGGTGCCTACCCTTGTGGGTAACCATGGGACATAGGTGGAGGGAGAGAATTAATCTCTCCTCTTCACCTCTCAGCTTCACATTTGCTGAGTTCAGCTTATCCCACATTGGAACCACCTCTGCCTCAGACCCGCCTAAACCATAAGAAAACTCATAAAAGCTTATGGTTTAGGGAGGTCCTTAGAATATGAGATTGCTTATAACGTTCCTTGGCTTCCCATCTGTATCTTTGACAACTCCTGTTACAAGTGATTGATACGTTGTTTTTCCTGTGCCGGCGTTGTCATTTATTGTCCCACCAGATACACTATATGCCAATGTACTTTTTGATATGTCTATAAGAAATCCATCTGCATTTACGTTTATTGTAATCGCATAATGTGAGACGCCTATTATTGATGGTCCATCTCCATAATTATTACCTGATACTAGTCTTACATCTATATCATTTATATCAATGTCACAGTAATAGAAATGAACAGCCCCAAAACAATCATTCCGCCCTACTCTTACTATTGAGTTCTGATGTAATGAAAACGAATAACCTGTTGTATTGGTTACGATATTAAAGGTTACCTTCTCAAAACGTATACATGAATTTCTTAGTGAAATACACGGACACCACGCTTTATCTCCTGATACGTAATACTGCGGCGTGATAGTTACAGAATCAGTTCCCGTTTTTGATACGAGAATAGTGGTATTAAATAATATTACAGGTCTTGTAAGTGTGTACGTTTTCCCAGCATTTAAGTATATTACAGCATGACCGCCTGGTGGGACACTTTCAAGTGCTTTTTCAAGTGTTGCAAACGGAGCACTAGAAGATCCATCATTCGTATCAGATCCTGTATCAGGGTCAACATAATAGTTTATGTTCTTCGCTACACCATCTGTAATAAGCGCATTATGAACGCTATTTCTGAACCTTGTTGGGTCTGGTGTGAAATCAGAATTATTTTCCAGAAATCCTTCTATGTCTTCTATGCGTATATCCATATCAGCGGCATTTGACCGCCAACTGTTCAACGCCGTTCTGGCTTTTTGTTCAAAATTACTTTCTTTTGTAGCCGGGAATTCCGGCCATGTGTAACTGGGCATTATACTACCTCCTCAAGTATAAAATTTATTACGACATAGCCTGGATATGCATGTCTGATAGATGGCGGATTTTCAAATCTGGCAAACACCGCAAAGTGTTTATCATCAACATCAGAGGCTACAAGCCAGGCAAATGGCTTGAAGTCAAGCTCTCTATAAAGGGTTATGAACTTCAAGAAATCACTCTCAAATGGAGCCAGGAAACTCCCTGACAGCTTCCTTGCTTTTGGTTTGTGGACCACATATGTTCGCCCTGTAACTGTCCTCTTGATGATGGAATAGTCCTGCCAGGTCTCCTGGAGAGGGTAATCGGGATTACTGAAAGTTCTTGACAACCCCGCCCGTATGATTCCAGCAGAAACAATATCTCCTTCTGGCGCTTCCAGCTCAATTGTTATTGTGTGCTGGACAGCCTTATACGGATATTCTATAAAGAACTCTCTGTATATGTTTGGTGTGTCGAGTATGAGGCTTTCATAGGTGTCGATCACTCTGAGATCTATCTCTATTTGATCTTCATCTTCAACATTGATTGTAACTGTGTCAGCATTGACATTGAACATTGCAATAGCATCTGAGCTCCCACCAACCTCAATTGTGATTGAAGCTGTATTACTTGTAGCCTTCCAGATGTTCTGCGGCCAATCATCGAGCAGGTTTTCAACTGGAAATCCGCTTGCAGACGATGATGCTGAAATCGACTGTATCCTATCAGGATAGATAACCTTCATAACGGGCTCCAAACTCCGGTAAGATCAACCGTATATCTTGAAAAGTTAATGTTTATCCCTGTTACCACAAATATATTAAACTTTTGCGTAAATATACTCATGAACTCATCTGGGACATCAATTCCAAGTATGTAGCCTGGTTTTATTCCATAAACGTCTTCAAGGTTACATTTCACTCTACATCTGATGTTGTTGATGTAATTATGTATTCCTCCTACTTCGCTCCAAAATAATGATGGATGAATCCAATCTCCAACATTGTATTCTCCACCAACTGCAAAGCCAACATCATGTTTTAGATCCATTCGTTCTGTCTTTACATGGTAACCAGTCCTATCAAGGACTGCCTCACGATATTCGTAGTTTCCAACAATGAATTTTGTTGGAGATGGCCATTCGATTTTAAAATCTATCATCATGTCTTCGTTGAGGTAGAATGAGTATGGCTCCTCTTCAGGCTGATTCGAAACGAACTCTGAAAATGAAGTGCTGTATGTTTTTAGGCGTCCTATTGCAAACGCATATACATTACTACCAACACAATATGCTATTGCTGGGACGAGCCGTGATACATGGTCCAGCAAGTCGGTTATCTTTAGTTGTGTTTTTACGAACTTTGAAATTGTCGGTGAATCTTTCCAGTAGGGTGTTGTTATGAGTGTTGCCGATATTCTATCAGCTACGAAATCATACACAGAATCTGAAAATCTATCTCCGTATGGAGAATAGGGAGTAGAATGCACATATTCTGAAGTCCCTGATATTGATACTTCTCCAACAGGCGCACTACTGAGATTAAATGTCCCGTCGCCATTGTCAGTCACGTTACCGTCTATATTCACCCCGTCATCATAAACATGATAATCAGTTCCTGGGCTTGTCCCCTTTATCAACGGCTTTACGTATTTATACTCACTCGACGATCCGACTCGTTGACATGGAATATATTCCAGTAACGTCCCAAATGTTATCTTCTTGTATTTCTCTGGTGATGCATTCCCGTCCCTGTCAAGGAACACTCCCTCGTCTAGAACGAGTGCATCATAGTCTTTACCATACACTCCAAGAACCAACGATGGATATGTAAGCTGTTCACGGATAGCATAACCTTCAAAGAATAATTCCAGGCTGTCTTCATCTTCTCCGATATATGCATACATATTATATGGATCCGAATCTATCTCAGTTCGTGCTATCTCAAGCCTTCCCCAGTTGACATAAGCATATCCGCCAAGATTGTTTCTTACTCCCCATGATATTTGAACGTCATTCAGAATTGCATCTTTCCAATTGTGGCTTCCTTGGTGTCCACCAACTGCAAAATAAAATTCTTTTGACGGGTCAATCTGGCTTACCAGCTTAATGAACAGTTTTTTCATCAGAAAACCCTCACAGTATCCGCTACGACGTTTCTTGCAGCAGCCTGGACCCGGTATTCGTCAACAAGTTTTATGATATGCTCTGTTAATTCTTCACCACCAATGTATACCTTTATCATTAGTGGGCGTTCATTTGCTGCTGATAAAATTGCCACCTTCATAGCTTCTACCAGCTCTTCTTTTGAAACACCACCTGATATAGCAACTGGGATCGCTCCATTTACAAGCGGAACCACAGCTTCGGGCCCGTGAAGAATTGCAAGCTGGCTCGCCTCTACCACACCACCTGTCTGATATGACGGGAGACTCCCATACACCTGTTTCAGGTATTCAAGATCTCTCATTACCTGGTCAAACTTTTTCTGATACTCTTCCGATGATTTATATACACTTTGGTAAAGTTCAAGATATTGACTGCTGAAACTAAGATACTCACGTAATGCGTCACTATCGCCTGATAGTGCCTCTTTATAGAGTTTTCTATATTCTTCTTCAGCAACAGACAGTTTTTCAGTTGGAAGAGCCACGTTAAGCGATCCAAGCTTTAGATCTGTAATTTTTTGATCTATTAGATCGAGCGCCTCTATCATCTTCTGCTTTGCTTTATCCATGTAATCAGGAATCTGGCTGGAATAATCTGAAGCCTCACGCATATTATTCTTTTGGAGTTCTGTCCAGATCGTGATAGCTTCTAAAGCGTCCCTCTCTCCTTCTGTCCCGTAGGCAGCAATTAGCTCTTCTGCGAATTGTTTAGCCTGCTGGTCGCCTGTAAGATACTTGTAATACATATTTGCTAGATACTCTACTTCGCGATCAGAGATACCATATTTTGCCTCTATTTCTGAAAGCCGCTGTCTCTTTACATAGAGCTCATAGCTTCCACCTTTCCACTCAAACACGCTTGATGCTGCCGTATATTGGAGCTGAGCCAGCTGCTGGTTCACCTGGTAGGCAGCATCACCAAGAGATGCCAGATACCCTATCAAATCTTCTATTGATATACCTGTTTCTTCTGAGACCTGCATTAGGAACTCAAGGTTGTCGCCTATATTCCATAGGATGTCTGTAAATGCTTGATAATTTCCAGATTTAACCAAGTTCCATATTTGCTCATAACCAATGCCAAGATAATCAATCACCGGTGCAAGATTGTTCATAAGTGTTTCTAGATACAAATCACCAGAATATAGCTCAGGAAACTGTTGGACGAGTGACAATCTGAACTGCTGCTGCACCATGTTTTTGTAGGAGTCATATAGCTTTGAGAAATCAATTCCCATCTCATCCATCTGTGATACGAGTTCTTTGAACTCAATTGACAGCGAGCGCATCTTTGATCCGAATGAAGTGAAATACTTTAGGCCATCCTCGATGGAGGTAACGATCTCTTCAACATTGGACAGATATTCCATTGCCCAGTCGTAGAACTCTTCCCAGGCTGAGATGTCGTCAAAGAGCGGCTTGATGTTCTCTTCAAGCCACTTTTCGAAATCCTTAGATCCCATGTTTTCTATTGGGATTTCTTTTAATTTTTCGAACACATCGTCAGGAAACAGCTCCTGCGCCTGCTCCACGATCCAGTTTCTTACATTCTCTTTTAGATATGGAGATACGACTTCAAACTTTTCTACACCAAGCCGCATCTCTTCCTGGAATGCCTCTTCAAACGTCTGGCCATACGTGAGAAACAAGTCCCTGATATATGCCTGAAACTGCATGGTATTTATGTCACCCTTCAGGGACTTGTGTGTTCTTTCTTTTAATGTTGCACTATATTTGATCTGCGCCAGCTCTCTATCAAAGCGCTGCCTTAAATTGTCAGGTAGATCTCCAATAACCTCGGCATACATCTGGTTCAGCCAGTCAATAGGCTGATTTATTATCTGTTCTATTTCCTTCCTGACACTTTCCTCATATTCTTTCTTAGCCCCGTGTTTTCTAGTGGTTGTAAGATCGAATTCTGCTAACCTGAATCCACTTCCAGGGACAAAATCAACAGTAAATTCAGCTTCATATTTCACCTTTGGATATTTCTTCTTTCCAAATAATCCCCCAAGAAATGAACCAGCGGCCCCGCCGAGAAAACCGCCTACAGGACCTCCAAGTGCATAACCAATTCCCGCTCCTAAGCCTGAAAAGGCTGCTGATTTCAAATCACCGGTGAAGAGGTAGGTAGTAAAACCGGACATGATGCCGGCAGAGGCCCACGGGTTATTGTAAAGCCATGCGGTTCCGTATGCTAAAGGCTTTGTCCATGGGCCTGATGGGAGTGAATAGGTAAGCCAGCCCATGAAACGTGTTGGGGCAGTAAAGTAATTCTGGAGCCCATTATTGAAGGCACTCCACGTGCCTGGTGGAGCAACGAATCCACCGCCAGCAGATGCCCCTCCTACCTGAACTCCAGCCTGGCCGCCACCATACGCTGGAGCGGCCATCGGGATGGGAACCATGAATTGGGCCTGTGCCCAGGCCATTATCCAGGCTGCAACCGATCGTGCAGCAGCATCCTTCACTATCTCAACAACATCATCAAAATCTACTTTCAGCTCACGTATCCAATTGGCAATGACGTTTTCTAGGCTGTCTGGAACTCCTTTCCATATATTCTTTATCTTTTCAGTAGTTTTCTTATGGATGTCATACTGCTCGTTTAATTTCTCTTTTTGTCTATTGAACCATTCATCCAGTAACTCCTGTGCTCTATCGTATGCTGAGGTATCTATACCAGCCTCTAGGGCTTTATTACGCTCCTGTATTATCTTCCCAGATAATTCTCTGTATTTCCTGACCAGCTTTATATATTCCTGTTCCTTCTCAGGTAGCGATGATACATAAAGCTCAAATACTAGCTCTGATACTTCTCTATATGTGTCTCCAAGGCTCTGTAATGCCTCTTTTTCTTTTTTCAAAGTTTCTATTATCTTTTTTGATTCAGCTAGCCCTATCTTTATCTTTTCCTGCCCTTCAAGTATCTCTTTTTGTTTCTTTAACCATTCGTCCAGTAACTCCTGCGCTTTATCATATATAGATATATCAACACCAGCCTCTAAGGCTTTGTTTCGTTCCTGGACTATCCTCCCTGACAGCTCGTTATATTTTTGAACGAGCTTTATGTATTCTTGCTCCTTTTCAGGTAGAGAAGATACATAAAGCTCAAAGACCATATCAGAAACTTCTTTGTAAACGTCTCCCAATGACTGGACAGCTTCCTTTTCCTTCTTCAGCGCCTCTATTATCTTCTTTGATTCAGCTAGTCCTATCCTTATTTCCTCTAGTTGGATTAGCTTCTTCTTACGGTCTATTATCTCATCAAGAATCTTTTTATACTTTTCTTCTCCGTATTTACTTACTATCTCATCTCTTCGCGCCTTCAATTGTTTCTCAAGTTCATCAATGGCTGAAGTGCCTTCTGCACCTTCTCCAGAAAGGACAGCATTCACGGTGTCTTTGTATATCTGGGCAATATCACCTGACAGATCTTCACCAAGAGCTACAACATGGCTTCTGATCTTGGTATCAAGTTTCTTCAGGATCTTATCGAGTTCAGCATCGAATATACTTTCCTTAAGACCACCGAAATCCTTACCAGATAGCTCTCCTATCTTCTTGTATATATCAAGAAGGGCCTCAAGCCCTTTCCTGATATTCTCATCTGATACATTTGCCAGAGCTTCCTCTATCTTCTTCCCAACTTCTTTGAACCTTGTCCCTTCACTATTCAAGGCCGCTATCGTTTTTCTGATACGTTCAATGTCATCCGCAGCCTTTAACATACCTTCAAAAGGATTCCCAATGGCTGCAAGAGACCTGTATTTGTTCTCTATTTCAGAGATTCCCCTTGAAATTGTTGAATACTTGGAAGCTATATTCTTGGCATACGTTACAACACTATCAGATAAGGCGTTGGCCTGGGCGACAAGTTCATTCCATTGCCGGGCCAATTCATCACCAGATTCCCCGGCAGCAATTCTTGCTTCTATTTGTTTTATTTCATAAAGCTTATCTGACAGACGCCCAAGAGTAACAAGAAGGGATTTGTAATTCTCATTTATGCCAATGGCAGCGTTTTCAAGCCCTTTCTTTCCTGTGGAAGCCAAGACAAGGGTCTCAGCAAAATATTTCAGATTGTCGGCATATCTCTTTGTCTCTGTATAACCTTCCTTTAAAGTTGTCGTGAGAGATCGCAACTGTTCTTCAGTTACACCAGCAGCTTCAGCGGCCTCAAGTAACCTATCGTTTATATACTTCCATATCTCCTCTGTCGTGGCCCCGGACTGTATCATATTGGCTATGACATCTGGATCAATCCTGAACGATTCACTAAGCTTCTTACTTATTTCGTCTTTCAGATTAGAACTTGATATAGCCAGCACGAACTGGGCGTTGAATGCTCTTGCTATCCTCTCAGCTGCCGCCTTCACGCTTGCTTCGTCATACGAAAATGACGATTCTATGAGATCGTCTCCAAAAGCGGCATCCACGGTGTCCATGCTCTTCTTGACATTTGAAAGAGCGTCCTCTATGAGCGGCACGAAACGTTCTGGGGCAAAGAGATTGTTTATGGCTTTCGACAGATCATCATACGTGAATCCTATTATTTGTTTCTGGATCTGTTCTTCAGACCAATGCTGGAACTTACCAAGCCCTATACCGGCACCAAGACCAAGTGATCCGCCTATCATTGCTCCAAGCGGACCACCAAACATTGCACCTGTGGCGGCACCAACTCGAGCTCCAATGAAGGCGCCGGCACTTGCAAGTAAGGCATCAAGGGCAAGACTTGTATTATCAAGAGCTTTCCATAAAGTCTCAAATCCATCAGCCATTATCTTGAACAGATCGGCCATCTCGTTCTTGAGAGGATGTATCCCTTCTGCTGTAACACCGAAGATGGCGTTCTTGAGGCGGTTCCATTGCATCTCAAAAGTTGACATTCTTATCTCAGCAACGGTTTCGAAGAACTCATCGAAATCCATTGCGAGAGATTTCTGAGAGTCTTTCAACAATTCAATTGTCCTCTTCACCTTGTCCCAGTTACGTGCGAGCGCTATGATAGCAGGTCCGCCTCTCACTCCGGCTTCTTTCATCCAGACTGAAAATTCCTCAAGGGATAGCGTCCCATCTTTTATCCTGGCATTGAGTGCTTCGAACACCTTGTTCATTTCAGAAGCCAGGCTTTTAGATGAGTCAAGAACGATCCCATACCTGGCTGCTATCATTGGAATGGCCTGGGCTATCTGGTTCGCAGCCTGCCTGGCCGCCCTACCTACCCCTGGAAGTCTCTCATCAGATAGCACAGATAGATAGCCCAGCATCTGCTCAAGAGGCATTCCTGTTGCTTTGGCAGTAGCACCAAAGTATTCAAATGATCTCAATAGTTCGTCTAATGCTATCTGGCTGGAGTTAAGGACATAGACCACTTCACCAAACATATTTTTGAAGCGTTCCGTTTCATCAGCGATCCCAGCAAACTGATCTTTGAACAATCTATACATACCAGCCACTATTCTTGTGGCCTTACCTATGTCTATGCCGCCACCAGCTAACATGGTGAGTTTCAATGCCACTTCTGTCCCAGCAAGAGCTTCCCTCATACCAAAACCAGCAGATTTCATTTCCCAGAGAGCCTTACCAACTTCCTCGAAGCTCTTTCCTGTTTTGACAGAGAGGGATATGATGTTCTTCATTATCCCGGAGAGATCAGCAAACGTCCCGGCCACACCAACCGTTGCTGACTGGACATAACGAGAGACATCAACCAGCACGTTATATTGCCGGTTCAGCTCCCCAATTGTAGAAATAACACCATAAGCGATTGGGAAGGTTGTAATGGCGGCACCCAACCAGGCCCCAAATGCTCTTGCAAAGTTTTGTTTGAAGAACTGCCCAAAGGATTGGATGAAGACACCGGCCTGCCTTCGCCCTTCTTTCTCTGCGATCTTACCGGCCTCAGCCCACCACGTCTTGAGTGTCTGTCTTGGCCCGGCAATCCACATCGATGTTATTACTTGCTCTGCTGGTCGAGCAAGCTCATGGGCCTGAAATGGATAGGTGCGCATTCTCTCTGCTATGAGAGAGAGCTCACGTCCACGAATGGCATAGAGTTTTTCCTGCTGTTTCATTCTAGCTGCGACACGGGCCTCGAATTGTTCAAGGCTCCGTGCCCCAGCCATCATCTTCTTATTGAGAGTATCAAGCCTGGAAGCTTCCTTCTCTATCTCCCTGCCCAGGGCCTGGACATTCCTTCTTACAGAGGATATTTCTCGTGCTGTCTTCCTGAATTCCTCGCCTGTTCTTATGCGTGATACTCTGTCTTGATAACGAGCGCGTATCCTTTCAGTCTCTATAAGTCTCCTTCTCTCAGCTCGCTCGGCTCTTTCATTCTCAGCAGCTAGTTGGCGAGCTTTCTTGACGATGTTATCAAACTCTCTGCTTATCTTCCTGAGATCGGTTGTGAACTGAGTCGTGAGTATCTGGCGATTCTCTTTCAGAGCCTTCGGAAGAACAGTTGAAAAATCGTTTGCAATATTTTTGACCTGCTTCTCAACAATAGAGAGTTCTCTGGCAAGCTCCTTTGCTTGCTCCCCGCCAATTTTTGGAGCAATATCCGATAGCTCCTTTGCAATCAGGCCGGCTTTTACCTTCAGTTTATCGAATTCCCTAAGGACGGAGTTTACATCACGCTTCACCTGGTTTATCAGCATTCCAGCAGCAGAACGCTGCGCTTTGCTGGCCTTCTCCAGAGAGGTAGCAAACTGCTCCTGGGCCCGTGTGAATGCATCAAGACCACGAGGAATATCCTGCTTATAGATCTCAAGGGCCCTTATGAGGTCATTGAGACCATCAATTAGAGGGTTTATCTGGACCTCTACTTCCGTCCTTACGGTATCTCTGGCCATTTACATCCCCTCAAGAATCCTTACAAAATCATGAATATTTATCCTCACTCCAAGATTTGGAGCGCCTTCCTTCCACGGTGTTGGCTTTATCGGAGTCCCACGTGCCGGTTCACACCTGATACCAAGAGACTCAAGGGCTTCCTGTAACGGCTGGTGGATCTTTCCTGGAAACTTCGCCTCAAAATACGGGTTGTTGTATAAGTTCGCCGTGTATCTCACCTTCGAAGCAGAGTTTCCAGTATCAAACGGAAGATACACGGCAGCCCTTATATTGCTTCCTGAAAAATGAAATTCCTTTTTCCATCTCTGGAATGAGAATCTTGTCCTGCGCTGGACTTCACTATGGAGCTTATCAATAAACACTTCAAGCTTCTTTGTCATGCTATTGCATACTTTTTCATGAATGATGTTTTTCAGCATAGATGGGTGATGGAGCCTCATGTGTATCTATCTGTTAAACAGAAAATTATCTCTTACCAGAGATTGATTTTGGTATTAGTTGTTTGGTAGTGTTACTATCTGCCTGTGTAACCTGCCTTTCCATCTTCCTTCTCTTGTCGTCAAGTGACTTTAGATAATATGATTCTATTACCCTTATTCCATTGAAATACATCAGTCTGTCATCCATATCTATTCCAAGGATGTCAAACAAACTGAAAAGGACATTGTAGTCAAGCCCAACGACACCACCGAAAGATGTCCTCACCTGATTTGAAATCATCAGGTAGATGTCGAAGACTTCTCGCTCGAATGGAGATAAGTGGGGGGCTGCCTTTTCCCCCCACTTACAGTTATCACATGGCGGGCTGTCTTTGTGGATCTTCTTACAATGAGAGCAGTATTCCTGGTCTCTTGAAAAATACCATTCGCAATACTTCGTTAGGTTGTCAAATCGTCTATGAGTCCCCATGCGTAATCAACTATGTTCTTTACCTCCTTGACATCGAGTTCATCAATCGCTTCTTTTGGTTCAACCACACATTCCATTACAATACGCATGACTTCAAAATTGTCCTTTGCATCTTCCTCGAGCTTACGGAGTTTTGTCACCTCCTTCCACAAAAGCCTCCTTACCTTAATCTCATCCTTGTAGTGCTTCGGCTTGTAAGTTGTGGCCATCTAAAACAAACCTCCTTTTTTGTGTTTTGGTTTAGATAGTGGTCGGGGAGGGCGGATTTGAACCGCCGACCTTCTGCTCCCAAGGCAGATGCGCTACTTGACTGCGCCACTCCCCGCCACTCGTTCTAAGCTTAGATGGACAGATCAGCTATGCTGTTGTTACAAGTGACCTGTATAGCAGAATCAGTATCATCAGCATAAGCAATGAAATTAAACGTAAGGAATACTCCCTGAGGCCCAGGGATTTCCTTACGGGGCGGTTGCAGCTTCACTTCAGGAAACAGAATGGAAATCTTCTCATTACCATCGGTCCCATCACCAGTCCCACGCTGAAGATCTATCTGAATCTGAGTTTCATCAGAATTCTGAGCTATGTTTATGTAGGTCTCAACATCTTCTACGAACTGGGCAGTAAAGCTACCATTGACCGCCACCCGGCCTTCTGGCAACGAAGTCCTGGCAGAGCCAGACCCAATAGCAAATGTATTTTCATCCAAGTTATTGGTAACAGTAAACGAAATCTCGGTAATGAAGGCCACCGCACTACCACCAAGATAGAGAGTAGCATTGTAGTTCGTAAATGGCTTCAGGCCGGGATCTTCAAGATCTGTATCAGCCTGGTAAGCCGTGCTGCCGAATACCTCTTCAGATCCTATGATGGAGAAGGTGCTCTCTACAAAGGCATCAGTCCTGACAGCAAATGACCATTGATTGATCTTACAACCATCATATTTCGCATAACGAGTGAAAGCATCACCATCAGAGAAACGAACCTCTGTAATAAAGGATGGGATAGACGACCCAACCTTGATGGTGTGGGTGTAAGGCCCTGTCCCGGTTACAGAGTAACCACCAAGAGCCAGGTAGAGAAGGCGAGTGTGGGCCGCTCCACCAAGCTCAACACTCAGGTCGCCGGATACGTTTATCTGCCCGAGACCGGGCTGTTGTGGGTTACGAGAAGCAGAGATGGTGTTACTCTCAAGCAGGTTCTGATCCTTACCGAGAGAACACGTAGTGAATGGTATAATCCATCCAGCCTTCGTTGTTTTTTCAGTCTTATATGTCTGTTCAGTGTCTATTACTACTCTACCGAACGAGCCTGTTACCTGTGGCATAGTCTTCCTCCCTCATCTATTTTGTTTGGGAGGAAGTAGTTAGGCTTGTTATTTTGGCTTATATTTCGAGTATGCGTATCGTGATGGTGGCGCTATCTTTCAGGCGTGAATAGTTGTCGTCTTCCACCATGGATGTTGTGGAGATAGGCATGAGATCATTCTCTATCACCCACGGCCTGAAACAATCCTTCACCTTGCTTATAACTGATACAAACCAATCCTCAGATGAGGATGGTGATGTCTCCTTCGCGCCTATAACAAGATCAATAGTATGTTCTATTGGAACCCGTCCTATGGTCCTCATGATAGTAGAATTGGTGTGGCCCTTATACTGGATACCTATAAATGGCCTTTCATACTTCATTGCCTGTGGAGCATACGTGTAAATCGTAGTCCCAGGGAACTCTGGAACCACACAAGTCTCAAGCTTTGTTTTTACATACTCAATAACCTTATGCACGACGACCCTCTATATAGAACGTTATCGTCCAGGTAGTCCTTCCAAGTGCATCCAGCAGGAAGGCATACGCCTCAACAGATTCAGCACGAACCAAAAACACATAGTCTCCACATACCATTTCTCTTCCATCCCAGTCACTTATTATGGCCTCGATAAACTTCTTTCCCTTCTGAAGATTGAAACTTCTTGCAAACAAAGATACTCTCGTATCAAACATCCCTGAATCTGTCATATCTGGGGAGTAGGCTGTATCAGCCCTAATCCAGACACAATCATGCTCTTCATCCCCTTCCCTGTAAGCAAACAACGTTTCGCCTGGTTTCAGTTTATCTCCCCAGGCCACTATTGCTGAATGTGTATCTGGCAATGTTTTTAGTTTTTCCAGGAGACATTCCACTATCATGCTACTATGATCCTGACATATTCCTCTCTTCCTGAAAGAGAGTATAGTATTGTCGAATCGATAACACAATGTTCTTTGTTATTGAAAACTATTATATCTCCTTTTCTTATCTTGGTCAGTATATGGCGCGATGTTTCGTCTATCCGTATCATTACCTCATACATTAAAGCGTGAGTCTCAGCTATCCCTTTGTCCCTGCGGTAGGTTCTTACATACCTGGACTCTTTTATGATCCTTGCCGGAACATCCTGAGCAACCTGCACGGATTCTTCATTGTGATATTCATCACGTTTGACAAGTATTATATCGACAAAATTATTGTATGCTCCGGCGAGAATGTCATCGCTTATATGAGAGATCATGCGACACCCACTTCAGCCTTTCCGTATATTGAATAAGGTATCAATCTGGTGAAAGCAGCAGGGTGAAGCCCATACCTGGAGGCCATTCTTACATAGCGAGAATAACCAAGAATACGATCTGAAAATGAAACCATAGTATCGGCTATCTTCCTTATCCTGATACCCTCAACTGGAAATACCCCGGTTGGGTTTATTATATGAGCAGTCTGAATGAGCTGAGCAATCTTTATGTCTTCATGTATTGGTGCAATTATGTAAAAATGCGTCTCTGTATCAGGTAGCCCAGGGATGAGGTTCTCAAATTCCAGAATACCACTCCTGGGGTGTGATGCCGTGATACTTGAAATGATGTCAAAGTCATCTCCAACACATCTAACGGCCCCGGTGTTCATGAACCCTTCCATGACATTTTCAGGATCGGCCTCAAGAGTCTCGTGTTTCACCTTCTTTCTATGGTAACCATCACCGCTATATGTAATCGAAGACCCAACATCAGGAGAGACCGTGAATGTCAATTCGACACGGCCACGGTTGCGATCACAATACCCCGAGACGTAGGAATCATTTATGCTTCCATCGTCATCCATACCAACAGAATAATCATTCCCGCCTATCTTATACTTGATAGTGAGAGAGGTTGGGAAGATGTCTATATCAAATGAAAAGCTCGTAGAAGGCTCTGTTACTTCTGCCCCAACACCTTCATAGTTTTCCACAAGCAGAAGTATGTTTCCCTCTATTTTTAGAACAGGATGGTCTGCTCTTGGAAACTGAAGCCTTTGTCCTAAAAGGAGCTTCCTCCCAATATACGGGACGGCGTCTATAGCACTTGCGGCTAATATGGCGGCGTTTTCTTTCCGTTTTGGTGTTAAAGCTTCCCACCAATCAAAAACAGAGAGGGCGTCTTCAAGTTCCTCATACGAAACATAGGAATTTGCCTTTGGATGGCATGGTGTAGAAATTAACATCTTTCATCACTTCTTCTTTTTACACTTTTTCTTCTTCTTTCTTCCCTTTTTCTTCGCCATAGAACACTCTCCAGCCATTTTTGATTTTCAACACACGGCCTTCTCTAACAGCCTCAGCAACTTCCTTAGTAAAGACATCAAAGTCCTTAAACTTTGGTTCACTTCGCTTGCCCCTTGGCATTTTATTATCCTCCTATGATAATATGATGAAGGGCAGCGCCAGGCACCCACCATGAGACGGAAGCCCAGCGCCACCCCTATAATCTCAGGGATTAGCTCTGAGGATAGTTACAACCAAAGAACGGACGCCAGTTCCTTACATAGGCACCAAACTTACACACGATGTCACAGTAAAGCGCCCGCTCCTTCTCATCAATCCAAACGTTGATGTCAACGTCAGCCGGATTCTCAAGCACCACGATTCCCTTCATCTTGGAATCGATCAAACACCACCCATCACTTACCTGAAGCTCAGGCCATACCACTACCCGAAGCACATTCTTGAACGGGTTAGGCTTGGATGGAGTGGTATCATCATGAGGCGCGAAGTCGGCTTCCACCAGCTGACGAGCAGTTACTTCAAGAGCAGTTGGCACCAGGAGAATATCAGGTCGCACCTCTATCTTACGGCCCCAGTCGTCAACATTGTTCTGGACCATCTTGTTGTAAACCGTGAGCAAATTATCATAAGTAAGCGGAAGAGCCGCATAGTTCTCATAAAGCTTAGTAGGATCTGTCTTGAGAGGGTGACGATTGTCGCTTCCACCCGTCCCAGACAGGTCATTGGCAAAGAAAGGCTTGTTATCATAGATAAAGTTACCAGTTGGGTCTGTCCAGGGATCGGAACCAGCAATGGACTGGTTGAATACTGCAGAACCAGCCGTCAAAGCGCCTTCCTCGATCATCCGGCGAATCCACTCATTCTTAGTCCTGGTATAAGCCCAGGCCCAATCACGCACCTGAGCCAGAAGCTGGTCCGCGAGGGACTGAATCTGCTGCTGATGCCAGGTAAGCTTACGTCCCTTCCTGAAGAACCTCACTCGGCCATACACCGGATAACCGAACTGAGGCTCTTCATAAGTGAGGGTGTCTCCCTCTTCCCAGGTATCAAGAGTCCCGGAGTAAGCAAGAGAATCTGTCTGGTGGAGAATCTTACCGGTATCCTCATCCACCTCAACGAACTGATAGTAAGGCTGGTCCGGGGCAGGAAGCGAGTCGAAGAAGATCGAATACGCCTCTTTCTCTATATACTCTTTAAAGGTTGTAATATCGTAGGGCATAACTACTTCCTCCTATCCTTGTTATTTTGGGAGGAAGTAGTTAGGCTAAAATTTTTAATCTTGACTACAACAAGCTTCTGTGGTAGATACATCGCTATGAGAGAAAAGTTTCTAACGGAAGAAAGGTTATACAGATACTTAAAAAGAGAATGTGAATTAAAAATTGAAAGAAACAAAAGGATAAAGGTTGCTGGAAGAGTAGTTATTCCAGATATTTATATCCCAGACCTTGATACTGTCGTAGAGTTCGATGGTCCGTTACATTACACGAAGGCAAAAGTGATTCTCAACGATAAGAGTAAATCAAGCCTTCTAAGAGAATATGGAATGCGAGTTATCAGAGTTCCTTATTTTGTTCAATGGCGCAGCGAATTATTCTACCACATCACCACCATCAAAAACAAAGAAATAAAACAGACTTATCCGCATGGATTCATCTCCCCAAAGGCACCCCTTCCTGCAGATTTCTGCTATCTTGGGCTTCTGAGGTTTTTGGATGATTTAGAGACGTTCAGGTTTGCAAGAGAAGATATTATTTTAAGCCTGAGGAAGAAAATGGAAGAGATGCATCCGGAAGAAGTAATCCCAAATATTCCCTGGTTTGTAGAAAAACTTGGAATAACCTAAAGTAAACTAGTCTTCCATCAAGTAGTGTTTCACCTTCTCAATCATCACCAGGACATCAGCTGGTCCCTCTGAGTGTGCCTGACAGTCTATCGTGTTTGAGTTCTTGTCCCAGGTGATGAGAACGAATGAGACTGCGTCTGGATCTTTTTCAATCACTTTCAGGATGTTCTGGAAGATAGCTTCCCAGATACCAGAAAGAACAACCTTTTCAAACTCCTTTTTCTCTTTCCTCTTTTCTGAAAGGGAAATGATATTATCCTTCACGGCATCTCCAATGGAAATGTATTTTTAAGCCAGCCCATCCATTCCTTAACATGGTTAGCCTTGTATCTTCTGGGATCAAACATCACCCGTATTACATGAGGAGGTGACTTTGGGTCCGTTTCAAGCGCTCTCAACAAAATGAGAGCTTGGATAAACTGTCTTTCATTGCAGCAGGTTTCTTTCATGAGGGGAGGCTTCCCTGATCTTGGCACTACTGCCGGGGCATGGAGATCAAATATAAGCCCATCAGCAAGATTGTAGGTGAAATACTTCCAGAGATAACCAAGGCTTGGGACAGCGAAGGCAATGTAGCGTTTCAGCCCAGGCCACCTAGATTTGAACACGTTTAGATATTTTATAATGATATGTGGCTTCTGTGTCATGTTACCAAGATAGAGAACGAGACTTGATATTTCGTTCCTGTATCTCTCTGTGACAGGCACAATATCGAGTTTCGTGTAATCTGTCTGCGTCTTGAACGGAACTATGCAATCACGGCAACATAGAGAACATCTTGGTGAATAAAACCATAGAGCTGGTTCTTTTGTGATGGGATTTCTTTGCTTGACAGCTATGGTAAACATCAGGCAATAACCAATCTCCTTTGTTTGTATGCATTGAAGAAACAGGATGAAAGGCAATCAAGAAGGTCATCGTATTCTACTGCCGGATAATCCTCAAGATCCCTTATCATCTGTCTGTGGTTTGGAGACAGTCTCAATGTCCAGTTCTCAAGATACGGTGCCAGAGCCTCAATCCTTCTTTCTTTGTTTTCCTTGTTCACATGAGGTCTCGGTATCGGGCGATGTATCCCGGACCTCAACAACCAATCTCTCAACGACTCGTAGTAGTAGAACTGGCTTGTATTTGATTCCACGAAGAACCTGTATATCGGATATGTGTTTATGAATTTCTTTATTACAGCGAATTGCCTGTTGGGTGATATAATATCAGCGTAGTAATCTATCAGATAATACACGTTCGTTCCAATGTCCTTTGCTATCACCACACAGGCAAACATATCAGTTGATTGTTTTCGTGATCTGCCTTTCTTCTTGCCCGTGGCTGGATCTACATACATATAGAAAAGGAGTCTTGATTTTGGTATTTCTTCCAGCTCCTCATCCTGATAATAGTAGTATTTATCAATCTCAAAGACACGATCTACATCTTCCACAACCTCATTCTGTCTTTCCAGCATGAACGTTTTTTTGCCTTCGAGATAGAACTCTGTCATGTGGTCAACAAGAGTAAATCTCTGAGGCCATAGTATCTCAGCACCCTCGTCCATCTCCTCTTTGTGCGCTTCATAAAATTCCATAGCTTTCTGGAATCTATTCGGATCTCTGCGATCTTTTATGATCTCACCAAAGGCATCCCACAGATCCATCCTCTTTGGCCAGGAAATAATGGCTTTGAACTTCCTACCATCCCACCCTGCAAATTCTTCAGAGTGAAACAACTTGTATAGTAAAGCATTCTTGGATATTATCGTTCCAACCACGATGACATCTGAGCGTTCCGGATCAACTGCTTTCAACACGTCACGCGTGAACCACTCATAGAGATAGTTCCTCATAGATTCAGATTGCACCATTTCAAGATTCTCTATATCATCCGCAAGGACAAGATCCGGCCTTGCAAACCCAAATCTCCGTCCTCTTATCTTGGATGTCGTTCCAAGAGATCTCACCACAACCCCGGATCTTGAAACAATCATGTCTGATTTCCATACCCGCCCCTCACCAGAAGCATTTGGAAACAACATCCGTATCGTATCATTGTTCACAAGCAACTCTTTTACGTTTGCCAGGTGCTCCACGGCCTGATCTATGGTGTCTGAAATCACTATGATGTAGTTTTTATTCCTTGGATCTCTATCGGACAGAGAAATGTATTCTCTACGACAGATAAGCCATAAGGCAGCAGCTTCCGTTATGATGGAGCTCTTTCCAAATCCACGGGGAGCTGCTACCACATATCGCATCCTGCTCCCAAGCTTATGGGTTATAAGGTCACAAATGAAATCATGGAAGGGCGAAAAAGGATAGTTGAGTTGGTCTCTCAGACAGACGGCTATAAAAGCCTTGAAATCAAGTGAACAAGCATATCCGAGAAGTTTCCTTTCATTGTCTGAAAGACTTGAGACATCAATGTTATTCATAGAGCTTCTTTACCAGCTTGTTAACAAGTTCCTTTGCCGATTCAGGATCTACAATGATGTTATTCTGTTGTGCACTAACAGCCTGTTGTTTCGTGCTACCGGTATCAGAGATGAGTTTCAGGATTTTGGCTTTAAGTTCCAGGAATGAAATGTAGTTTTGCTGGAACTCTACAGCTCTCTTCGGAGAGGTATTGAAGAACTGTCTCACTCCTCTCTCAGCCCACTCAAGCCCCTCATCAATCTTCTTCAATATCCCCTGAGCAGCATGGGTTTTTAGCTCCTCCGGAAGTTCAGCCAGCTTCTCTTCAATCTCATGGGGATCTGTTATTTCACCAGCATGAAGAGGCTCAGGAATGTCAACCATATCATCCTGAGCCTCTTCTATAACCTCTGAAAGCTCGACAATTTCGTTTATCTCTTCTTTGCCCAAGACTTGAGATTCCTTGCCAGATTTAGTGCAGAAAGTAACGACTTCTTCTTTTCCTTAGGCATTCTGGAATTCTTGACACGTTCAATGGCACGCATGAGATACTCCTGCTTGATCGTGCCCTGCTTGGTAAATGCCCTGTCACCATAAAGTCTCTTGATGTAGCTCCTAACACGACCAGGACGCTTGATAGCTTCCTGGACTCTAAACTTGGACTTCTTTCTGGCCATAATAGCTTCCCTCCTGACTCGTCATTTCTGAATCAGGAGTTAAGATCGCTTCATATATTTTTCCTTGTATTGTTTGGCCTTTGTATATTTGATATACTCCAGGTGAGCCAGTTCCTGCCACGGCCGCTTCATAATCATAGCTTTGTTCATGATGTTTTCCTTTTGACGCTCAGACAGACCACGCCAGAATTTCTCGACCTCTGGAGTGAGTCCTTCAGCAGATGGGGCGGAAGTCTTTACCCCTTCCTCGGGCCTTATATCCCTGTCCCCAATAGCAGCATTGGTTTTGAGGAGGTTCTTGTTTTCTGGACGGGCAAGAAATTCTTTAAGATACTCATCCACAGGAACCTGCTTGAATTGCTCACCATCACGCACTCTTACAAATACGCTTCCGTCTTCTCCAGCCACAAGATTGTCCTTGATAAGGAGATAAACCTGCTCAGGATTGTATGCTCCAAATCTTGAAGCGGCCTCTAATGCTTTTGCCCTGGCCGCTGCTTCAGCAAGCTTTTTGCGATCCTCTTCATATTTCTTGAGACGCTCTTCAAGCTCCCTCGCTTTCTTCCCAAGGCTCTCCTCAAGCTCCTTCTTAACCTTCTCAATTTCCTTTTCCTTCTTCTCAAGCTCATAACGTAACCTCTCAGTCTCAGACATACGCTTCAGTATTTCCTGCTCCTCTCGTTCCTTCCTCTCAGCCTCCTGTCGTTGTAACTCCAACAAACGCTCTTCAAGAGAGGTTATTTTGTCCAGCAGGATCTTCAACACTTCAGGATCATTGGTAGATGCAGCCTGTTTCTTTATGTCGTCAATACCTTTCTTAACGGCATCAGTCGTTGAACGACCATCATCGTCATTCACGTTTGGCTGTTGTCCATCATGGACATCTTTCTGCACATCTTTATCCTTGTCCTTATCAGGCATACAAAACCTCCTTTATTAGGATTTATTTGGCTCTTTATTTTGGAATGTTGAATATGCCAGAAGAAGCATCTATTTCGTCTTTTATAACACTCTTCTCTTCATCTGTCAAGTATGGGCACTTATCTACGAGCTTCTTAAGAATTGCCTTGTTGAATTCCGTTGATATGTTCGGTTTAATGAGAGACTGAACAGTAGCGTTAAAGAAATCAATATAAGGACCAGGATCTATCTCGGCTGGATACTTAACTTCAATAGATGCAGGGCAAATGCTTGGCGGCATATAGGCAAAGAATGTTTGAAGAATATTCTCTTCTGCTGTTTGAAGATTGTTTGCCTTATCCTTAAGGTATGACTTCATCAAAGAAAGAGCAGACTCTCTGGCCTTGGAAGATGCTGTATAAATATCTTCTCTCACACTACCAAGACCAACAAGGAAGAACATCACCTGGGCAAGCTGCATTATTATCTCCCAGCCAATCCTCATATCAGAAGCCGGTGGTGAGATATATTGTGGAGGGTGGCCGGCATTTGCCGGATATGTAAATACTTTGGCCGTCCCTATCTTCTTCAACACTAGTTTCTCGAAGTTAGCCAGATCATCCAGGTTTGAGATCTGGCCCTGGATGTTGCTACGATCCAGGAGCCTTGCTGCTTCCTCTTCAATTGACCCTTCATTGGGATAGACAAGCTGGGACAATGTCTGTCTTGAAAAGACCTCATCAAGAACAGACGACCAGTTTACTATTGTGGCCGCTATTCGAGAGGCATCCTTGATGAGGGGTTCAGAGAACCCAAACTCGTCAACTGTGGAATCATTTACCAGGATCAAAGGAGCGAATCCGAGGTTATGCTTGTAACGTGCTGAAATTACATCCTCTCTGATTACAACGACTTCTTTATCGGTATAAAGGATATATTCATCTATGTTCTTTGTCTCAGAAAACGGATTGTCAGGATCTTCCTTCACATAGACCTCTCTCTTCACCACCCCATACTTGAACCCATCACCATTTCTCTGCCAATCAACAAATTCAAGGGGAGTGAAGAGCCTCAAACGCGGGTATGCAACACCATTTTCAACATCAGCAAGAGTGGGTACCTTTGTCCCGAAGAAATCAACGGCCACCACTACCCAACCAAAAACAGAGGAGAGTTTTGAAACTCTCCTTATGAAGGTCTCATACGATTCGCCATAGAAAGACGCTTTCTTGTAAAAAGGTTTTAAAACTTTGTATTTATCAATCGTTGGACGGACTATCATATTATCGAAAATGATGTCCGTCATCGTATTTACGATCCGTTTCACGAAATTCAGGTAGAAGGCTCTCTTTTTACGGATGTAAAAATCATCATCAAGTTCAAGCTGATGGCGTGAGATCACATACTCTATAAACTCCTTACCACCTCTAAAAGCGAGGTGGCACTCACGCCACAAAGACACGTTACTGGTGTGGTATGGGTGGGCTACGTCACTTACTTCGATTCTGGGATCACTCACCATATTCTCCAGCTTCGTTTGACGCCCTGTTTAGCGGGCTTGAATGGATCATACTCCATATTGTTAGATGACGATTTGTAAATGCGACTTAGTTTCTTCAAGTTGCCTTTCTCTCCACACACAAAGCAATAATACAGGCCTGTTTTCAAGTTTATAGAACAGTTCGTATAGTTTTCATCATCATGTTCAGGATTGGGGCATTCGAAAAACAATTCATCACCAACAATAGCTCCTTGCTTTTCCTTTGGTATCAAGGAAAGTATCTTCTCCTTCACTAACATTCCCCCTCACAAATGGATTGCTTTCAGATAAGGATACCAGAAACGCCAACCACCACCAAGCCTATAACCATAGTGCCTGTATCAGACACTCACTTTGGCAGTATAGCCCACGACCATCAATCCTGGGAGAGGGTAAAGACATTCATCAAAGAGACACCATCCTGTTACTGGATCTGTCTTGGTGATATGGGAGAGTTCATCCCCCCTGGGGACCGCAGATATGATGGCAAGTTATTGAATCGCTATCTCAAGAACAGAGCAGGGGATATAATTACAGCCACCATAGATCTCATCGTAGAGGAGTTCTCCCCTATAAAGGACAAGCTGCTTCTGATGTTAAGTGGAAACCATGATGACAAATACAGGAAAACTGTCGGGGTTGATATAGTAGCTATAATAGCGGAACGTCTGGGAATAAAACAAAACTCATATCCATACGAGGCCCTTGTAAAGCTCTTCTTTGGAAAGAAAAGCAGATTTTCAGCAAGCCTTTATCTGAGCCACGGCTTCGGAGGTGGGTTATACAAAGGCAACAAACTCAACAGATTATCCCTCATGAGTAAAAATTTTGATGCTGACATATACATAGCCGGCCATGCCCACGATATGATGGCCGCCCCTGAAAGGGTAGTTTCTCTTAACCTCAACGGCACATCTCTTATTGAAAAAACACGCTGGTTGATAAGGATAGCTGGTTTCAGAAAATCAAGATCAGATGCAAGTGATTATGAAGAAAAGGCCGGTTACCCACCAAACGTGACAGGGACGGTGGCTATCGAATTCTTCAGACGTGGTGATAATTTAGATGCTAATGTAAGGTTTTTGACTTGAGTGGGCCTGCCTGGACTTGAACCAGGGACCTACCGGTTATGAGCCGGTGGCTCTAACCAGCTGAGCTACAGGCCCACACGAGAATAGATTAGATTGGTTTCTTGTTTTCAGTAAAGACCCTATTCAAATCCATCTTATCATTGATGTTGAGGTCTTCCTTAATTGCCCCCAGCAACTGAGCTACGCTAATCAGCTGCTGGAAATCCATGTCATCAAGGGCAAGAAGCTCCTGTATGATGGAAACGACATAACGCTCATATTCTCTTTTCCGAAGATAAGAGATACATTTCGTCAAAAAATCATAGATACGCCAGGCAATATCATTGTAGGTGTAGGTCACGCCATCCTTTGAGAGGAGCCCCTTCATGAGGATGAAAGATGGGTGCTTGTTGGATGCAACTGAAAAACTTACAGTCAAAACAATGGAGACAAGTGCACGTTCCCTCTCATTCTCATAGCTCTTGCCGATACACTTCTCAAGATCCATGAACGTCTTTGGGATGTCACTCCCAGAAAAATTGAACCTTTCAATGATAGAAACATCCTGCTGCATCGAATCCTCCTATGCTAACTCATTTTTTGTGATGCCTAAATACAGGAGCCCAAGATCAAAAAAGAAGCTTCCTCGTTACCTCTTCAATTTACTAGGACATCGGTCTCATGTCAAGATACAACATCTCAAAAGAAACAAGAAATTCATTACAGCCCTTGAACGCCATGAAAAGTTCTTACAGAGAGAGTTTCTGAATAATGACGATTGAGTCACCATCTCAATTTCATGGTTTTCATGGAATCCGGGATGAATGTAGCCTCTATGCACGATTCTATGATCTTTTCACTTTCATCCTGAGGTTTACAGGACGAGAACTCTACCCTGATGAATTTTTCCTGGGGCCATGTATGGACAGAGATGTGGGATTCTGTTAAAATCAAAAATCCAGAGATACCATAGTCTCCTCTACCATCAAGGGTTGGAAAGGTTCTTATGGTGAGAGTGTCATCTACAGGAGTCATACCAAGCAGTTTAACTGTGTTAATAAGGAAGTTTTTGATGACATCGATGGAAGTGAGAGGAAAATAAGAACATCCAATGGCTGATACTGTTATTGTTTCGCCACGCACCATAAGATCACCTCCGTTTTTGATTGGATTATAAAATGTTATTCAGCGTTTGAAAAGCCGGTGTAGCTCAATTTGGTAGAGCAATGGATTTGTAATCCATAGGTTGAGGGTTCGAGTCCCTCCACCGGCTCCAACGATCGGGACAAAGGAGGTTTCCAAATGACTCCTATACAGAACAAAGTCTCAGAAATAGTAAGTAAGGTAAATAACAGGCTTTATGTTGGATCAAGACTTGATTTAAACAATGAAAGGGAATTTTCTCAAATAATATACGTGGCAACCAGTCATCGACACTATGAGGAAAACAAGATGATAGAAATTCGAGTGGATGAAAAGAAAGTAATGAGTTACAGGGATGATGAGGCAACCCTCGATATTCTGAGAATGATGGCCAGGGACGCCTTTGCTTCCTATGATTTTTACATAGACCACGAAAGCACTCATCTACACAATAGCGCCTTGTGGTCATTGCTTACGATAGAGATTGTATTTGAGTCTGAAGAAGAGGCCAGAAATCCTGGATACGGGCCCCTCATTGGGCTTGGATTCGGATTCATCAGATCCTGCTTGCTTCTGGAGCATACAGGCAATAAACTCGTTTCAGACATCACATTTGACGATTTCGTCAGAAAGATAGCAGATGAATACCCGTTCTTGATAGACTACAAGAGAAAACACATTACCGATAGCATTGTAAACGTCATCTATAACCTGTTTTCAGGTAACTTTACAATACAATTCAAATTAGATACAAGGAGGTTTTGATGTTTGTTTTGCTAAGGCTTATTTCAGGGGAGACAGTTATTGGCAGGACAGAGGGTGATATTTATAAGCTCAAACAACCCATGTCCATCTTCTTGCAACCAACACCGGATGGGAGGATTGGGATTGCATTTCAGAGTTTTATAGTTGGAGCAGAACAAAATACAACCATCAAGGTGAACAAAGATCATGTGACAGCTATTGTGAGAGAACCAGATATAAACAAGGAGCTTGTAAAGGAATACGTCAAGATCACCAGCGGGCTTGTAATCGAATCAAAGCCAATCATCAAACCGGGAAAAGCATAAACAAAAAAGGCCCGGGAAGAGATGCCCCGGGCCTTTCCACATCCCTTCAACCTCACCAGGATTACATCTGCTCAGACTTCAACTCGGCCACAAACTCATCTATTGGGTTCCTGGACGCCCTGAGTGTGGGAAGGTCGACTCCTTTTTGCCGCAAACTATTAACAATCCTGGCCACCTGATAGTAGGAGATACCAAGCTGCTCAGCCATCTGGCGATGGGTCATCCTGCCATAGTTTTCGTAAACAAACCTGACATCATCCTTGGTGATGTTACGAGACCTCTTCCTACCCATAACCAAACCTCCTTCTCGTGTTTTTCTACAAAGAATAATAACCAGCAAAACAAATGTCAAGTTATTTCTTCTTGTTCTTGGCTGCTTCGATCATATTGCATCTATCAACAACGACCATCCTAACGTAGTCTTCCCTGGAACCACGGCCAGCTATCCTATCGAGCCGGCCCATTGCACAGGCCTTGCTTGCAAGGTCAGAAAAATAAGCCGCATCCTCAATAGACGCTCTCCTCAAGCTTCTGTAAAAGAACTCCCCAAAACGAGCACAGTCTCTATTCGTGTTGTAGCCCATACGGTATGCGTTTGTTACAAAGTCACCCACAATCTCACAATACGGACCACAGAATCCTTGACCGATACACAATACCATAAATAACAAAGCAAGCATAACACTTCTCATTCTCACCCCTCCATTTCAATTTTGTAATTACATTTGATCCCAAAATGGGATGCAAACTCATCCAGGGTTTCAAGCAAGATATTTTCCTTGAAGTGAGGGCCGATGACCTGCCATACCCATTGTCTAGTAACACCCATCTCTCTGGCTATCTCCTCATACGTCTTCCCTGACATCAGGAATTTCTCTCTGGTAGCCTGCCACAGAAGCTTCTTGATCTCCTGGATGGTCATCTGGCGGATCTCCTTTTCCTTTTTTGTTTTTCAAGGGCTTCTTCCTCTTTGCGCCTGATATAATTGACAAGCTTTTGTGAGCAAGAACCACATATCACAGAAATTGCCTTACGGTCAACTTTTACCTCCTCCCCACATACACGACATGGGAGATCCTTGAGACTAGCCATCTTTTATCCTCCCAACAAACTGTATCCCAAGAGAAGACAATTCTTTTTCGAGGCCTTTAATATCCCTTACAACCGGGACTGTTATCTTATTGAACACCATCATGGATCGCACGGTGGTCCTGCTGTTTTCTGTTTCTGCATACAGGAACTGAAGTTTGTCTTTGAAAACGAACACGAGACATCCGAATTCGAGCTTAACATGAATCAACATGGATACAGGGAAATCTATCTGTATTGTCTCAAAACCAGAATCAAACGATGTCGTCCCCATGAATGGGACTGCTCCCATAAACGTTTCAAGCTCCCAATCCCTGGTGCCTGATACTTTCCCACCAAACCATTTGTAGCTTACAAACTTTTCCATTATTCACCTCCATTTTTTTCTTTAACTTTTTCTGTTTTGTTTTCTATAGTTTCACGGGCCTCGGAAAGTTTTCTTTCAAACCACTCATTGGGTTTCATTTTGGCCACCTCCAATCACTAGCTCTCTTGGCCTTGAGAAGTAAGTTTGTCTTTGACCAAGACCTTAAGCTCACAGACATCAGCAAGAAGATCCAAAGAAGGTAACTCATGGGCTCTTTCCAGAGGAATATTTACCGTGCCATAAACTCTTACACGAATCTGGACATCAAAATCGTCAATCGGCCAGATCTCTGGAACTAACAAAGTACGGTAATACACTTCTCTATCGTTGAGCTTTTTGCAGGTATTTAAATCCACTTTCTTTTCAACAAGGACTTTTGAAAGGTCTTTCTCTTCTACAAAACCTGAGAGTGGAACCACGACATGATACTTGGGAGATTCTGTACCAGATACCGTAGCTTCTCCAAGATAGGCCCCAACCTTCTTTTCCTTATTGTCATAATAGTAACCATCAAAAACAACCAGGTCTCCAGGCTTAATCATGGCTTACCTCCTTTTCGATTCCAAGCATAGACATAAGTTTATCAGCACCATACTTCTTGAGCAAGAGCTTAGTGGCTAAAACACAAAGCCTGGCCCGCAACTCTTCAGGCACTCCCTGAAACGCAGCATCACTTTCCACCATCTCGAGCAGTTTCCCAAAATCAGAAATCCCATAAGCCACACCAATCCGCCAGAGTAGCCCTTCCCGCACCCACTCACTCAGCTTCCTTCTTGGAACCAACCGAACCAGATTCTCATCAATCAATACCTTGTATGGTTTCATAAACAGACCCTCCTTTTATGTGGTATCTATGACCATTTTTATGCCCATACCTTAAAATACCCATAATTATACCCCTTGTCAAGTATGGGCATTTTTACGGCCATTAACTTTATGGGCATAATATTACCCATACGGATTATGGGCATAAAAGCATCCATAAAAATACCTACATAGCTTATGGGCATATTATTGCCCATATTGTTGGTCATGGTTTTATGTGCATAAAAATGACCATTTCCTCTATGGGCATAATTATGCCCATAAGGATATACCACTACCAAGAATACCCAGGTATAGACTAACCATCTCTTGTTTGTTATCTTATCTACCCAAGCAGATCATAACTGAATCGCCATTCATTTTACTACATTTCCAGCAATCCGTTGGCTATCAATGGTTCCAGCTTATTCCAATCCCTAGCAGAAAAATGGACCATCGTGAAATCACACCCATAGCCACCAAGCAGAAAACAATAGATTTCGAAAGAAATTTTGAGCACTCCACGCACTATACTGCACAAAATTCCAGCCCTCTCCCTTTACTTTCCCCCTAGGAGAATTCAAATGACAAATTCTATTCTTTCCCTACTCTATCAACACTTTCAGCCAAATTACCATTCACAACCCTCTCCCACACCACTAACCACCCCCAAACCAGCTCCGCTACCAATAATCCGCCATAACAGCAAATAATAACCAATAACAACAGATAACCAGAAATAATAGCCTATCAACACCACGCCACCACAATGAAATTAAAACTATTCTAAAAAACATCCCCCCTACCCCTGCCCCAGAAAAATTACTCCCAAACCATCACCCACACCACAGAGACAAGAGATTTCCCACACGCCAAACCACAATAAAACTGTTTTACATCCAGGATACCATCTATACAATATATAAAGGGATTATTATGTGATTGTAGGATACAGTTACAGGATAAAATATACCTGCATAAAATACTTGTAAATACTTGTATGGAGCTATGGCCCAGACACGCCCCTCCCCTTCTCCCAGAAAAATTCGCCACTCCCACAAAAACGCCTTGCCTCTACTGTATCTCAGATTCACTAGCAGCTACACACTTCCTTCTTGTCTGGCCTGTTTTGTAGCTTGTCTCTCTTTCTTTTGGGTGCGCTTCTTGCCTTCTACGTCTCTAAGTAACTAAGGACCAACACACTTAACTAGCTACTGAGACTCATTCTCACTTGCTTGTTTGGTAGGGAAGGATAATAGTGGTGTTTTGTAAGTACGCTTTTTGTCGTTGTGGTGGTGTGGCTAAGATGGCTAGGATGATAGGATGCATGTGGCATAAGTTTCGATTGTAACGAGGGGAAATGAGTAAAGTTTTAACTTGACAAAGACGATGAGGAGAGATAGAAAGGAAATAAAGGATAAAACCAAAAATAGGGAGGAAGAGACTATGAGAGAGTTTGAAAGAAGCTTGTATCCTTGGAACCAAGACGACAACATCGAAAAGGACGTCACCCTGATTGACAACGGTTTTAATCTTCCGCAAAGCCTTGAAGAAAGCCTTGCGGAACACGCAAGAGGCAAGCGGCACCGAAAGCGTTTGCCTTTTTTTGTCAAGAAGTCTTTAGAGATATATCAAACATTCTTGGAGGATAGCTACCGCGACTTGTCAGCATGGAAAGAGAAACAAGCGTGCCGACAAGTTTTTGAGCAGCTTGGAGTTATTCTTTCCCAAGCCGGCACCGGCAAGGCCTACATAGATAAAAGCCTTTCCCACATGAGCACGCTTGCGCAAGAGATCTATCTTAGAGATCTCCTGCGTGAGTATAAGAAGAAGGGCGAGACCAAGAAGGTCTCGCTAGTAGAAAAGAAATTAGCCAGTCTGGGCTGTAAGGTCTAGGCTGGCTAACTAGGTTCTCTTTTCTTCTTTTTCCTTTGGGGCCGCTTAGGCCCTTTTCTTTTTTTTGCCTACCAGTAGCACTTTTCCTTCATTCTTATTCTTTACGTTGCATTCACTACTGAGACTTAGTCTAAATCACTAAGCGAAACTTTTTCGTTTGGCAAGAAATTTCAAGAAAAAAGTTTAATTTTACAGTCTGCGTGAGAGATTTAATTGCTTTGCTTGTATAATTGACTAAAGTTTGTTTTGGTTCTTGCGCATTGCGTTTTTTGTTCTTGTTTTTGTAAGTTACCCTTGCATCGAAGAAAAATTTTCAAGGTGTCAAATTTTTGACGCTTAAATCAAGTTACTTAGGAAGAGAAAAAAGATAAAGGAGGTAAGAAGATGGCAGAACAAAAGAAACAGGAACAAAGTAAAGATGGAACCAAGTTCTGGTTTAAGGTAGACGGCAATCTCGCCGTCGTTGAGTTTGAGAAGTTTTTAAGGCTCAGTTTCGCCGGTAAAAAGATGATCCGCCAGTTTATGAAAAAAGAACTGGCTAGTCTCGGTTTTTATGTCCGCGACGTTGTACTCGGCAAGCTTGCTGAGTACGGTTACCAACGCGACGATTTCTTCTCTGGTAACGTAACACTACCGAAAGCTTTTGTACGCGAGCCTAAACCAAGAAGGCACGGTTTCCTTCTCGCCGACCTTACTTCTAAGTAACGCCTAGGGGAGACTCCTACTAAGGAGTCTCCCTTTTTTTGTCTTATAACCCCTATAGGCTCATAATCGGGCCTGTAGGGGTTTTTCTTTGGTCAAAAAACAAAAAAAGGAGGAAAAACCTATGAAAAACACGATCTTGTCTTTTAGCGATATTAAGGCCGCCTATGCGGCCTTAGCACAAGATATCCGTGATAATATTGGCATAAACCAGACAATAGTCCTTGATAGCGACATATTGTCTCAAGAAATATCAAGCGCGTTCAACGATATAGAAATTAAATATGATCCCAATAGAAAGAAGATTATATTCAGACGCTATAGTCCCAAGAAAAGTAAATATGTTCCAGCCAATAACCTGCCCACCGATACTATTTCTATCCTAGCCGATATCGAAACCATAAAGGCAATTAGGACTCTGATTATCGAGCAATATAACAATGCCTGCGAGTATAAGAAGAGTTTCTTCTATAGAATTCAAGATATTATTAGAGGGGACCTGAGATAATGTTTGATATATTGATCTGTATTGTAAAATTCATAGCTAATAAGAAACGTTTCATAATTGAGACTATAGAAAGAGCAATAATCTCATATATCGTAGAAAATAATATAGATTTATTTGACGATAGTGGAGACTAGAATATGCCAATAAGAGACTTGTTGCGAGATAAGGTTATATTCCGTTTTTGCATAAAGTGTGGAATATTCCTGGGCATAAAGCCCGGACACGGTGTTCTTGGAATAAGCCATGGAATATGCGAAAAATGTTTAGCTGAAATAAGGAAAAATAAATGAACGAGCCCTATATGCGGCCAGATACAGCTATAGAAAAATCTCTGGTTTTCCTGGAGTCTCTGGGATATTCTCGGGGACTGCAAGAAAATCAGGGAAAGGAGAGTGGACAATGAAAGAGGTCCTTAAAAGCCTTGCAGATATTGCTATACGCACAAAAGGCGCTGATAGAAGGCTTGCCGCTGAGCAAGTTATAGATACAGCCATATACGCTATGGACTTAGCAAAAGAAGTGATAGAAACTTTCATAAAAGAAGATCACTATGCGTTTGTCAATATGCGAGATGAAGATATTGAGAAAATATGCGAGTGGGAGGAAATACGCCGATCTTATATGGACGCACTCCTGAGAATAAGGAGGGCTTAAATGAACCTTTCAATGATACCAATGATGAAGAAAGAAGGCTCTTCCTTGGTTCGGTCATAGGTTACTTAATATCACAGAGATTGAAATCTATTTATTCTAAGGAGGAAGAGATTATGGAAAACAAGAAAGCTTTAGAAAAGCTTATAAACGAACTCATAGAAAAAGTAATCACCTATATGGAGCAGGCAGATATTCCGGAATATCAAACAATAAAACAGGAAGCCGATAAATATGAAGCTATATTTGAAAATAGAGATGAAGCCGTAGAAATAGCCAAGGATAGAGGATATGTTATAGAAATATATAATGATACAAGAACCATAAGGATCTATCCTGAATGGCTTATAAAAGATACACCGCCAAAAGATCCGGATAAGTTCTTATTCTGGCTGGATTATAATTTTGGGATAGGTGGGTTATCAAGCTATAGTCAAGAATTTGTGCATGATCTTCTTAAATGTACAAAACTAATATGCAAGGTAGGCGGCGCATATAGAGAAGCGTATAGCCTTGATAAGATTGTCGGAGAAATCTTGAATAGCTGGAGACAAGAAGATAGGCAAAGACTTGAAGAATACATTGAAGATTTGGGTTATTAGAATATGAAAGGAGGCATGGTGATGGACAACAATAAAGAAAAAATGGTTATAAGTGCGGTAGAATCGCTCAGCAGGACTATAAACAACATTGATGAAGATTTCGATGAATTGGAATTATGCTTAATATCAGACACAGTAAACTGGATTGCCAAAACAGTAGATGAAGAGTTCATTGATGAAGAAGTTCTCGAAGAAATAGACGAAATTCTTTACGAATGCTTAAATAAACTCAATAAAAATGGTAGAAACAATATCTTATTTGCTAGTGGTAGACTGAAATATATAGTAGCAATGGACGAGAACGGTAAAGTTCATAAATCTGGCTGGTATTATTCAGAATATTACTATCATGGAAAGCATTATGATATGTCTTCAGATAGAAGAAAATACTTGGAAAAGTTAAGAGAATATAAAGAAAAATATCCAGTTGTAGTAGAGATCATCACCCCATCTATATCAAGCACGATAGGGCCTCCACCTCCAGTACCTCCGCCAGACGATGATGAGATTATACAACAAATAATTGATAAACTAAACTTGATCTACGCCAAGGCAGTTAACAAAATAATGGAGCATTTTACAGAAGGTGTGATTGAATACTTACATGAGCTATACAATAAGTGGCGCATAACAGGCGAAAAACAATGTAGTTTCTACAGTTAAAGGAGGTAGAGGCTATGAAAAACAAACACCAAAAAACCATTCTAGAAAATATCCGCGCTCTTGGAGAGCGCTATAATTCGTCTCTCCGGAGAATCGGAGAACTGATGGATGAGATAGCCGACATTATTGGTAAACATATCCCATACAACTCGTTTAGATACAAAAGACTAATGTGGTATAGAGATGTTTTGGGGCATAATCCAAGGTGGTCATACGGACCAGTATTCGCGTGGGTAGTTGATGTATATGATTATATAATTACAGGAGATAGACCACCAAATGATGTTTGGTATTATATGAACGATTACAACTGCAGGTTATATACTGGCACGCCAAAGATATATAGAGAAGCAGCCAAAATGCTTCCTGAATTTATGGAAGCATTGGTAGATACTATTAAAAGTAGTAACGAAGATGCTGAGAATAGTATTAAAGTTCTAGAAAAAATGATTGAAGCGTATAAAAAGGAGGTGTAGATATGCAGAAAACTGAAACCATAGAGAGGGAAAAAGTAAAAAATAGCTATGATTTACTTGATGGTAGTAAAGTGTACAGACTATCTGATTGGGAACCACACAATTGTATAACAAGATATGAACATTGCTACAAATGTAAGGCAATGGTGATAGCAAAAAAAGACTTTGCTGAATACTTGGGCGTCCCAAATAATGCAGAGTTGATAGGAGACTTCAAAGCCTGTTGGGATGGAGAGCCTGACAATCCAGATAACGCCCTGTGGGACTACTACGATATGGAAAATTTTGAAATCGTTGGCGGTGATAGTGACCAGCCTTGATCTCAAAAAAATCCTTGAAGATAAAAAAGGGATAAAGAAATATAAACTTCCAGCTAGAATGCTGGAGATAGCAGATGCAATGGAAAATGAATATGGAAAAGATAACGAGTGGGTCTTCTTCATTCTTGGTCATATAGACACAAATACCAAAACATTCATAGGAGACGAGATAGCAGTTCCAGAACAAATTACAAGCTCAGACGATACTGCCATACATTTCAACGATTTCCCATCAACTCATTTCATAATCGTCCATAAGCACCCATGCCCTCATATTTTGCCAAGCAAACAAGATCTTGGATATTTGGACTTCGCTGGGTGTTGTGGGATAGTAATTATATGTGGCGGTTGTATAACTTCCGCATACAATGCGGAAGGACATAGGCTTCCATTGGAAGCTGTAGAAATTTATTAAAACTAAAAAAGGAGGTAAAGGTTATGTGTCAATTCTTTAGTTTCTCCGTAGACAAGGGCGGTCATGTATATGCTCTCCTTGCTGAAGAGCGTGAGATAGCCATTATCGAAGGAGAAAACCCAGACTCTCACTCTTATATCTCAGAATATTTTGATATCCAGGAAGATGATACATGGAAGTTTGAAATACCGCTAGATAAAGCGGATATAGATGAGCTTTGCCGTGGTGGAGTACCTGATAAACTAAAGATCGAAGATATTAACCACCTGCGTAGGTGGTATGATGGCGGCCTCCCAATAAATGATATGCCACTCACAATTGCAGAATATGTGATATGGTGGATTTGCGACCACTTGGATGAAATAAAAGAAGCAGGCATCCTTAAGTTCTCCAGCCCTCTTGGAGAACAGATACTAGATTCAAACGGTATGGAGGTAATCACTCTATCCATCGCTCGCACCCGTGATCAGCTGGCCCTGGAGCTTGCTAGGGCCATCAACCAAAAGCTTCAGGTTTATCATGAAGAAAACTGGCTGAAGAAACAACTCCTCTCTTCTTACGGATTCATGTACGAGTTTCCACGAAAAAGTGGAGAACCAATCAAGCGCTTCCGGGTCAGGATGCTCCAGTTCAACCCTGATTATACATATATGCGCATCTTTGTGAACAGATATGAAGGTGCGTTCGTATCCCGGCCTCCAGATGGACCACCAGTAGCCGGGATTGAAGATAGAATCTTTATATATCCGGTTCTCTCCATGAGGAAAGAAGGGGAGAGTAAATAGATGAAGCACTACGCCCTCTCCGAGCCTGTAAATGGCCTCGCAGGCGTGGTTTTCAGAATCTGGAAACAACGATTCTTCCACGTCTGGCCACGCCTGCGAGAGAGAGGGTTAATCCAGGACTGGCGGCACGAGGGCTATTGCATTGCCCTTGAGGCCGCCAGTGAAGGTTTAAAATATGGTGATAAGGCATTACCTGGGTTCATATATAACGCATGGCATAAATTCCTAGTTAAATACGGATTTAAACGCCCAAAATATGCTGGTTTTTATATTTCAGATATAGCGATAGGGCAACATACTGGATTTCTTGAGAAGTTATGTGACATAGCCAAGACAGACATAGATGAAGGAGAGAAATCTTGGGAAGACATCTATAGAAAAACGAGTGATAGCGCCGGAAAGATTCAGATAAATAAAAAGACTATACTTGGTTTCAAATACAACGATAGATATTACTTTACACAGAGGTTCATAGAAAAGTGGAAAGAGAGAATTCTAGCGGAATTCTCTCCAAGATGCGTGATACAGCAGATAAATATGGGTAATAAAGTGATAAACAAAAGAAATAAATATATGATAATTATGGACTGCCCGTGGTTCATAGTAAAATACGTAAAGCGAAAAGACGGATGTATAGTCTTTATTGATGTTTTTGAGAAAACTTAAGAAAAAGGAGGGATTGTTACGTGCCACATCCAGATCAAAAAATACTAAGAGATATTGAAAGACTTGAGAAGCTCACAAGATCCAATAGAGCGTTCATAGTAGAATGCTGTATATGCAGAGGAAGAGGTTGTTGGTGGTGCGAACATAAAGGATTCCTTATATATCTCTTCAAGCCCACATACATGAAAAGGAGAGATTTCAAAATTATTGCTAGAATAGATAGAAAAAATATTGAGAAATACGAAAAAGCTAGAAATATGGCTGAATTGATGAAGTTATTGGAGGATAAAGATGAAAACTAGTATAGTAGTTATTGTATTATCAATATTATTCTTGATAGCAAGTTACTGCTATATAATGCATAGAGCAAGAACTGCACTAGTATCTGGAATAGAAGTTGATATAAAAAAAGTATCAAGACTAATGAGATACCACGGAACAAGAATAGTGATTGTTAAGGATGGGAAATATTATTTCATACGAAACGGGAAATTGGTCCCATTGTGGGACCCAGAAGACCATAATGACAAATGATAATCATTCTCAATAATACTGCTTGATAAGAAAAACATTTATGTGAAATGTAAAAAGGAGGAGAAATGAAGGAAAAGAGGTTTACAGTTATTAAAGGAGTCATTAAGAAACAATATGATCCAAAGTATGGCGAGTTATATATGGCCTCGATAGATCATCCAGAATTTGACGAGATTTATGAATATTCACATAAGGAAAAGACTGCTAAGGAAGGTCTTAAAAAAGAAGTCGAGAACCTCATAAAAGATGGTCTGTATTATAGAAAATTAAAGCTGTATATAATCACCACAAATGGCGGCGAAATTATAGTTTTATGGCGAGTAGATAATGAAACATGGGCATATGAAGTTCTTAAAGAAGGAAGATCGCGTGGGCGTTATATCTTTGGGAGCGATACTCCTGAAGAAGCAATAGAAACTGCAAAGACACACGCAGAACAAGTATATGGTGGAATAGACAGTATTGCCCAAATCAAGCTTTAAAAGAAAGGAGGTAATGTTGTGGGTGATTATGAAATTTTAGAAGACTCTTCAAGAGAAGATATTCATGAGTGGTTTCAACGGAGGAATAGAAACATGGAATATGGAGAAATCATTAAAAAATTTCCGGAATCAACGAGAATGTTAGCAGAGATAGTTGTGGCTGTATATAATCGCCAATATTCGGAAGCTATTGATATTGTGGAAGAGATGGATGACAGGTATATAGCTGAAATAGGTGCGATAGCACTAGCCATGAGTGGTGAAGGTGGGATTTTTTCAGAAATAGCCAAAGAGATAGGAGGCCAGTTCTGGTTTCCACGGGATATGGGTGATCTTGATAGGCTGGCAAAAGAGATAGAAGGAAATATGGAAGTTCTTGAAAGGATAGAAGGAAAGATCATAGAAGCCATAACTGGAATGGAGATTCTTGAGACCAAGGAAACAAAACACTAAAGGAGGTAAAGTTATGGTACAAAAGATTTCCGGCAAATGGATCAAGGAAAATATTGTTAACCCTCTGAAACCTATCATGAAGGAAGCATACACACAACACAGGTATGTAAGACTTAAGGCCAATGGAAAGAGCCTTAAGTTTATGGCCAGATGTTACAACGTCTTCTTTATCAAGGAAGTTCCATACAGCGGAGATGTTTTTGATGTTGAAATAGAATTCAATAAGCTCAAGGATGTTATTCTTGAAGAGAATGCTTTCCACTACAATAAAGACGAAGGTAGGTTTTTGATTAACGGAATTACGATCCATTCAAGGAAACCTCACATTGAGGAATGCGAACAACCTATTGATTGGGATAAGATTCTTACATTTCCAAAAGGATTTGTAAAGAGAAACCTGAGATACATTATGAATTACTATGACGGAATAGTATTAGGTAGAAGGTTAGATGAGATATTATTTGATGAAGTTGATGGTAAATTGCGTGTAGTAGCTACGGATGGACATATTCTTGGGTTAGAAGATACAACATATACATTCACGGTAAATGAACCGTTCACCATACCTCATTACTTGGTTAAGGCGCTGATAAACAGTAGTGATGAAGAGTTTGTATTTAGATATTCATACGCAGAAAACACAATTAACATAAATAATTATCTGTATTTTAATGTAGGTTATGATTTTCCACAATATGAATGTGTCATTCCTGAAACATTTGCATATAGCGTCAATGTAACAGTAACCAGAGAACTTGTAAACAAGCTAAAAACAATAGTAAAAACACAAACATATAACCCAGTCGTATACCTTGATGAAGATGGAATCCATACAGACCATCATGGAAAATATCCTTTAGCAGTAAATCCACGCCTACTTATAAGGATTTTCAATGATAAAGAAATCGAAAATGTTGTATTCCATGTAAAGGGAAAGGAAGAACAGATAGGGGTTCAGGTCTATGGAAAGCCATATTTCAAGGGACTTCTTATGCCTTACACAAATACAGAACTTTCTGATTGGAGATTAGAACAGAAGGTAGGCTGGCTCCCGCCTGAAAAGCTGATGGTTCCCAAGAAACAGAAGACGAGAAGGAAGCCTTCAAAGACTTCCTATATCTCATATCTGAAAGGTCTCATCAAAGGAGACCTGCATAAGTGCAAGAATTGCGGATATGAGACGGTAATAAAGGAAGGAAAATGCACATTCTGTGGAGCGGAGGTGTAACCCATGCTTAAGCAACAAGACCAGATTCAAAGATATGAAGAAACAGCCAAGATAAGGATGTTTCTTAAGTGTCTCCTTGAAGATAAGCCTATAGACGCCTTGGTGCTGATACAGACAATGTCTCCAGAAGAGCTAGCAAGATCGCTTGCCATAACTGCATATACAGCCGTAAACAATGCAGAAACAAAAATGTTTAAGGATATTTGCGATTATGTGGCTCAGGCTGGCGGGTATCTCTTCTATCCAAGGGATATAGGAGAGCTAGAAGAGCTGGTGGAAAGGATAAAGGAAAACTATAAGACACTCTTCCTTTATAAGTCTGCATTGGTAGATATTGTTGTAATAGCTTCCATAGAGAACAAGATGACCAAAGCCATAGAGATTGATGTAAGCGAAAACTAAAAGGAAAGGAGGTAGGGCTATGAAAGCCTATCCAAAAGAAGGACAAATGGTAAGGGCTGTTATCAGTTGGGGACGTAGCAAGTTAAATGGAGAGCATATTGGAACCGTTGTTGGAAGACCATTCAGGGCTAGATCAGGAGCTGTATTGCGCCCGTTTGAATGCAAGACCTGTGGGAAGCGACATTGTATTCCATGGACTTCAAATAAAAATATAATCCGATTTGAGGAGGTAACATACTGTGCTGGTAAAAGTTGAAGCCAAATACAGAAATGATACTGTTGTGGAAGTTGTATATGCAAGGGACTATATACAGGCTGTAAAGAAGGCCCTAAAAAGGGCCGGAGCATTAAAGAAGAGCCAAGGGATATGGATGGAGCGTGTTGGGCGCCACGAGTGGATCGTATATCCGATAAAAGGAGATAAGATTGGTGAAGGTTACAGAGTTTGTGTAAAACCAAAAAAGAGGAGGTAAAGCTATGGACAATTTAAAGAAAAAGGCTGAAAGATACCTTGAAATTGAAAACAAGATCAAATTTTTGAATACTGAGCTAAAAAAACTCAGAGATGAAAAGAAGAAGATAGAAGAGTTGTTCCTAAATATAGAGGGAGATGTTGACTTAGGTGATATTGAAGTTGTGAAGAAATGCAAGACAAATTTCAGGCCAATAACCACAGTCGTATATAGGAAGCTAGGATGGGACTTATTTCTTAAAGTTGTGGGCGTAAAGGTTGGTGATCTGAAAGCAATAGCGAAGATAGCTGAGGTGCCTCTAGATGAACTGGGATACTATGAAGAAACACCGTATATAAAGGTAATAAAGAAGGCATTATGATACTTGAATACGATAAAAAGTTCTTTACCATACCAGCGAAGGAGCCATTCCTTCATCCGGCATACATTATTATAAGAGAAGGCCGTATTCCTGATATTGAAACACAAAAAACAAGGCCAGATATGGTGCTAATAAAAGAAAAAGATTGTTACATACTTTTCTGTGATACACATTATAAAATCAATGAAAGATACATAGAGGGATGCGGGACATTGGGGTTGTGGTTCGATTTTCCGATACTGTATCGTGGTGAGATTTTGACCACAATAGAAGATTTCTACGAAGATGAGAAGTTTATACACGAGATTATGATAGATCATATAATTGATTACGGACTGGAGCCAAAACAGATAGGGACTGTAAATATGCTGATGCTTCCTGATAGATATGGCAAGCCAGGAATAGAGAAAGCTTATATTGTCATTACTGATAGTGGTATGTTTATATGCTGCCTTTCAGTCTTATGGAAAATAAGTGACGTGCAAGAAGCACTTAAAAATATTTGTGCATACGCTATCAGATCAAGTTTCTACAAGATCTAGGAGAGGTAGAATGAAGAAGCGTGTAAAGAAAGAATTTCCACTCATATTTTCAATGAAGCACGCCAGCAATTTTATACGTGGTGAGAAGATAGAAGACATAAAAGCTCTCTATAACGAGTGCCAAAAATATAAGAAGGTTTGTAAGTTGTTTAATCAAGGGCTGCTGAAAGATGAAAGGCCGCTTGATCTCTCATTCTGTAAATATCCACCAAAGCCACACCAGGAGCTGCCTATAAAGATCCTGCTCTCATTCAGAAGAGCCTTTCTCTTTGGTGAAGTTGGGCGTGGTAAGACATACATGGCCGGATATGTAGTCATAAGAAGGCTCATTACAGGAAAGATAAGAAAAGCGTTGATAGTAGTCCCAAAGGCAGGAATTACGCAGATGATAGCTGAGCTAAAGAAATTCTTCGATATTCCAGAATCCTGGTTTGGAGATAAGATCATAGTCACAAATTACGATGGTCTTTATTTCCACCAAGAAGGAGATCTGGCTGATCTTATTCGGCCAGAGTATAGAAATGTAGATATGATCGTCTGTGATGAAGCTCATCTGATAAAAAACCCATATTCGGTTAGAGCAGCTGTGGTAGCTGAGATAATGAAGACTGCTCGCTACAGAATCTTGATGACAGGAACCCCAATCAGAAATCAGCCAAACGATCTTTTCTTCCAGCTGTCTGTGATAAATCCCTGGGCCTTTAGGATGTCTTGGTGGCACTTCCTCAACCGATACTTCATCAAGATAGAAGGGAAGAATTATGTCAAATATGAGCCAAGACCACAAAGGCTTGCTGAAATCCAAGCTATAGTAGATGAGAACACAATAAAAGTTCCAAAGGAAGAGAAAGAGCAAGAAAATGTTGTGTTCAATAAAATATACGTCAATCCCACGGATAAGCAGGTAGACCTGGCCAGAGACATCTCTTCAGAAATTGTGGAAAGAAACGGAACCCTTATTGAGATCAAGAACACGATCATGAAACTTCAACAGGTGAGCTCTGGCTTCCTGGTCTATGAAAGAGATATAGTAGAAAGGTTTGAGTCTCCAAAGATAGAGAAAGCTATAGAGACGATAGAGAAGTATGTAGTAAAAAATGGAGATCAGGTTGTGGTGTTCGCTAAGTTCTTAGAGACCATAGGAAGAATAGTTGAAGGGCTCCATAAAAAAGGAATAAAGGTTGAAGCCTTTACTGGAAGGATAAGAGACAAACTTGCTGATGCTGTGATTGATCAATTCCAGAATGGAAAGATAGATGTTATTGTGATACAGATACAGAAAGGAGAGTTTGCTCTCAATCTTCAGAATGCTAGGCGGGTCGTGTTCGTGGAATATGACTGGACTCCAGCAAGCATAGAACAGGCTGTGGGGCGGGTTAACCGGATAGGACAGACCAGGAAGGTGTATGTAGATTTCTTCCTTACTAAGGGGCTGATGGATGATAGAATCTTAAAGACAGCCAAGAGTAAAGGAAGGGTTACGGCTAGGGTATTAAGGAAGGAACTCGCTAAGATTGCCGTTGGTTAGTTTTTGAGAAGTTTCCTGGCCTTCTTAAGGGCTCTCTTCAAATACTTTCTGCCACGCTTGTTGTAACGCCTTAGATCTTTATTTGGCGACCGAAGGATAGCAACTGCCTTTGTTTTCCCACCACGCTTTCCCTTCTTGCTGGTAACACAGACAAGAAGTTTCGTCTGCGGGTCAATTGTTTTCACACGGTAAGCCTTACATCCACGGGCAGAAGAAAGCTCTTGCCTTAGATACTTTCCACCGGTATAGACATATAGCTTGTGTTTTCGATCAACATATTTCTTGGCCATATCAACCAATTGTTAAAAAAATAAAAAAGGGAAGCTGAGTGCCAGCTTCCCTTCAAAACTAAAACCTATCAGGAGGTTTATATGAAATTTATAATCATTGCCTTAGCTCTTCTCTTTTTTCCCAAGAAAAACTAAACCCCATTAAGTGGGAGAGGGCTCTAGAGCCCTCTCCCGTAGCCTTGATTGTAGTGACCTCTCACCAAGGCCGCCCGCTACCCCTCACTTTTCAATATAACCAACCTACAAATGGATGTCAAGTCTTTTTCTATATTCCAAAAGTTCAAGGATATAGGGAAAGTAAGGATCACAAGCACCAAATTCAGGAAGAAGCGTTTCAGCTCCGCGATTACGGCTGACATAGATTAGCCCTTTGAAGATCCAACGATCCCGTGAAAGGAAGCGGAGGTCTATCGCCTTGGCGAAGATAATGGCTATGTAAAGCGAAAGCTTGGATAGCGGCTCAACAAGAGTTTCATCCGCTGGCCTGTTGCGTATTTCCTTCCACCAAGCAAGGAAGTTATCAAGCTCAAGCATATATCTCATAGAAAAGATGGATTTTCCAGTAGCTATATAGTAGAGGTAGCTTACTGGCATGGCGATTGATATAGTGGCACTCATTCTTTTCAGGAAAATGAGGAAAAAATGTTTGAGACTGCTTTTCTTTCTTGGCTTGAAACCTGCTTTGTCAAGAACAACAAGCATTTTATCTTCCCACCCATCAGGAAATGTGTCATCAGAAAATTCCAACCACCAGTTTTGGCCTGGCTTTTCAAGGGCCTTGAACCATTCACGGCTAAAGTTTTTAGTTGGTTCTGGAATAGAGAAGATGTTCTTGGGCTCGCCAGCAAAACTATACTCCCAGGGAGCAATCTGTTCTTCTACCAGCTCCTGTATTGTCATTTTTAGACCCTCCTTTAGATGAAAGAAAGAAACCTACAGATTGCTTCAGCCACTCTCCTAATCTCCCATTGAGCACCCTTCACAGCCCGCTTTGCTACAAAGTCTTCCCAGACAAAATACGGCCCTGAAGACATCAAAGTAGTCCTTGCTCCGTTGGGAATTAAATACCTGGCATCTTCCTTTGGAATTCCCTGATTGACAGCAATCTGATACGCCGTGGCCGTTTCCGTGTAGATGTTTTCAACAAACAATCTTCCCGGAATATCCCTGAACCTGAGCTTATCAAAAGAAGGCGGTATTACAAACCCATCAACAGCAGTATAGCGGTGGGAGCGCTGGCTAAAATTTTGCCAAGTGTGCCTTACCCATTGATGGGATGTAACTCTTGAAATTCCAAACGCTGTAACAGAAAGCCAGTTAAAGATACCAGGAATAGGAATACCTACAAGATAGGAATCAGCCTTTTCCGTATATGGAGAGAGTTCCGCCAGGGAGGAAGCCTTAAAGGCGAATCCAGACTCAAGATCAGCGAAGAAGAACCCGTCTATTCTTGGATCTTCTTCAAAGAAGTTGAGCTTTCCTGTAAGCTCGACCAAATGCCTGCCATTGAGACAGACCTCGTTTCGATATATGAACGCTTTATATAACTTCCTATAGGGTTGTGGATCAACCGTCATAAATTCCACAGGAGAATGAGCAAAGACAGAGAAATGACCTGCCTTACGAAGTCTCTCAAGGAAAGCCTTCCTTTCACCAAGATCAGACACCCTGGGATCAGCATAAAGGACACAGAAATCATTGGTGTCCGAGTAACAAACACGGGCACCAAGGGCCGAGAGAATGAAGTTGTCGTTTGGATAAAACATTGAAACATCAACACCTGCTCTGGACTCTTCTAGAAAGTCTTTGAGAGATGGCATTGAGGAACCTCCTTCTAGTTCGTGTCAAGTTCCTTAACTTCAAAGAGAGAATAGACAGGTACTCCTTCCACATGGTCAATACTATTCCTTCTTACAAGAACGAAAGCGCAGTCTGGCTTCCTTGGCAGGAAGGAAGCAATTTCCTTGATAGTCCCGCCCGTAGTCACAACATCATCCAAAATAACAATGGGTGCGGTTGGATTTATGTCGCCTACTATTTGGGAGACATAGCCATGAGATTTTACTTCAGGACGGATTATTATACCCTTAAATATATAGGGGGCAAAAGAAAGAAGTGAGGTTACCATGATGGCACCAGAAAGCCCTTTTCCTACCAGCTGGATGGGTCTTTGGAAGAACATCGTTGTGAGCTGTTTGTGTAGCTCATAGTTTATAGCGTTCAATATCTCAGGAGAAGTCATAGCAGAGGACTTGAAGTCAATATAGAAGTTTGATTTCTCTCCACCACGTAGGATAACCTCACAGTCCCTTATGATAATATTCTTGGTGAAGAGAGACTCTGTAAGATCATAGGCTAGTTGTTGTGGAGATAGTTCAACCATAGGCTATTCTCCTTTCTTGACTACTTTTACAATTGTCTCCTTGCTTCCAAGGAAGGAAGCAGGAGAAATAAAGATCTCATACTGCGGTGCCTTCTCTCCAACCTTGATAAAATCAAAATGTGGTGACAGACCGTAGTAGGTAAGTTTCTGCTCTATAATATCATGAACTACCTTGGTGGGCAAGAACTTTATTTTCGAGAAGGCTTCAAAAAGAAGTTCTGGCCGTTTCTCAAGAAAAGATGAGCCCACTACGATATAACCATAGCGGAGATAAGTGGTTCCCTTATAGACCATGCGGTAAGAAAGATTCATAGCTCTAACTTCAGAACATCTGTAACTTTTTCAAAAAAAGCGGAGATGGAAATAGCATCACAGACTTCCTGCGTTGGAACGACATTTAATTTCATCCGCCCAGGATTAAAATCTATAAAAAGTTTTAGGGCTGTAGGAAAGCCGCAAGACTTATTATCCGTGATACTATAATTTCCAATAAACCCAACTGCTTTAATTGGCTCAAGAAACTTGACAAAGTCACCGTATTCTTCTTGAGTCTGAATTTTAATTACACAAGAAAGTTTTTTATCAAAAACAATAAAGAAAAAGTCAGCAAGACATTTCTCTAAATCTACCATCACAAGAAAATACTCCTTACAACAGCATTTTCATCGTAGCCATCAATCTTATCTTCCTTAATGGTTTTTGTATCCCCCTTAGGTGCTTCATTCCCTATAGGCGTCGTAGCGACCAAAGAGCTTGGCATAAAATCGTCACTAGCAAGGATTTCCATCACTTCGCTGGCTTGAAAAGTCCGGCCCCACCAGAAAGTAGAGGTCCGAACTGTAAAAGCGTCCTTAAGCGTTACGACATTGATAAAAAACAGGCAGTAAGGCGTGCTCTCTGGCGGATTTGAAGAGAATAGCTTAGCTCCAATATCATGCGTTATAATTATGCCGTTATTTACCAACGCCTTAAACAAAGAAAAGAAGAAAGCGTGCTCTTCTTCATTGGAAATCCGCACAGGAAAGATCAAAGGATATCTTGAAGCGGCCCGAAACCCTGGAAACAGATCCAGGAATTCTGAGGTTGCAGGAAACCCATACTCCCGCAGGAGCCTTTCAAACCTTCTAGTGATCTCATACATGGTTATTTTATCTGCCATAAGCCTTCTTGAGAAAAAATTTAAAAATTCCTTACTATAGGAAGATTGTCTTTATTACGGTATAGTCGTTACATACAACTGACTTCTCCTCATTGGGATGTATCTCTTCATTCTGCTTATTCCCTACCTTGGTTATAGATACCCTAGCGACAAGCAGTTTAGGATCAAACTCTTGATCTTCAAGCAGAGTTATAATATCCTCTGCACAAAAGAACCGGCCTACCCAAGAAGAAGATGTTCTGATAGCATATCCTTCCTCTGGAGTATGGACATGAACAAAAATAAGATAGTAAGGCAACTCTTCTAGTAAACTACGTATTAAGTAAGATCTATACCCAAAATCGTAACTAAATGGTTTACGATCAGCAACCAAGCGTTTTACTAAAGCTACAAAGAGACCGTGCTCTTCCAAGGTAGATACCTTCACGGGAAAGATTGACGGCGCTCTTGAATCGTGTTTAAAACTGGGAAATATCTCAAAAAATTCGTCAGTTGCTGGAAATTCATGCTCTTGCACCACCTGCACAAACCGGCCTGCAAGCTCTTTTGCTCTCTCTTTACTTATTGCCATAAGCCTTTTTGAGAAGGAATTTAAAAAACTTCCAAGATACCACTACAAAAGGTTCCCGCTGGTAGTTCCTACTCATTATAACAACCCATTCTGTGTTTGGGTAGGCTTGTTTTTTAGCCTGCTCCACAAAAGAATGGACATTCCACTTCTCCTGGTTCTTGCATTCGATAGAAAGCGGAATAATCTCCCTTATATGCTTGGCTAGGGCTATATCTGGTCCATCCTCTCCCATCACCCTGGGCCAGATGTCCTTTTCTTTGCCAAGCTCCAGGCCAAACAACTCGGCAAGCTCTTTTGCAATCTTGTTCTGAAGTCTTCTTCCTTTGGCTTTACAAGATCTTGTCTTCATAGAAATAGTGTCTCAATAACATTATCACCTAGTTGCTCAGATGGGTAGGTTCCAAGTTGTCCTATTGTCTGTATGAAAACTGACAAATCAACATGATTAAGAGATAAGCATGATAGTGACACTTCAATTTCGTCTTTGCCCCTATTAAGGGCGAAATGAATGTAAAGTGTTTTCTTCAAATGAAAAAGAGTAGGATAGAACTGGCTAAAATATTTATATAGAGCGAAATAATCAAGATCTTCAATACTAGTTCCAGAGACGGTTTTAATCCCGGTGCCACTTAAAATTTCCTTTAATCTGTCAAACTGGCCTTTATTTTTAACCGATACAACGTATTCGCCGCCATGAATCTTGGCAAGGTGCTTAATAAGATGTTTCAAACCCTTCTTATCCATGGGACGGATATTATCATAGGAGAAACTTTTCTATAAGTCCATCATATTCGCTACGGACAGGCTTGTAGTCTATATCTTCGAATTTTGCCATGAATTCTTCCACTCCAAAGTAGTCTTCGCTTCTTTCGAGACCGCCTACCAAGGCCCTAAATCCTTTTTCACCAGCATAGATAAAGAGAAGAAATCTACGACCAACAATAGGTATCCATAATTGGTAATTGCGGGAAGGATCATCAATATTACTTCCAGAAGCCCACTTAATATCCATCTTGTCTAAAAAAGAAATAATTGCTCTATATGATCCTTCACCTTCAATAAGTATAGCTATCTCTCTTGTGACCAGATCGTCAAGGAATTGCTCAATCCCTTCCTTAGTTGCTGGATACTTCTTCACCAGATCCGCTCCGAAGAACCATATTGTTGCCGAGATAATCCCCTCTGTAAATCAGGAGGTTGCGATCCAGCACAGGCTCCGTCCCCTTCAATCGTGTCGTCTTGACTTCCAGTTTCGGCCTGTAATCAGGCTTCCTGAGCTTTGAAATCTCATATCCCCAGGGGAATACAAACTTCGTATAATCTCTGGTGAGTTTCATTGTAAACTGAGATCCAATGTCATATAGTAACGCCTGAAATATGAGGCGGTAAATATTGTTTCTGACAGTAATTATGATTTTTCTCTTTTTATATGAGAATGCTCCCAATACTTGGAGCCAATCAAAGACCTTGATGACAAACTTCTTCCTGGCTGACACAGTCAGATCCATGATAGAATCCATGAACTCTTGCGGAGGCTCATCAATATAGGCCGCAGCAACTTCCCGCACCTTATTGTGCTTGGAGGCCGCTAAAGTTCTTCGAGAGGAATACATCATGAAAGCAGCAAATGCAATGGCAAGTCCGTCATCTGGTTTTCCCTGCTTTCCTTCTGTAAGCTCAGCTGTCCCGGTTATCACTCCCCACAGCCTTATGTTCTCCAGATTTTCCTGGATCGTAAAATGGCCTATCGTTGTTTCATGGCCATACAAAGTAACAGGCATCTCTCTTCTATGGTGAATTACTGTTTCATGCCATGATAGATCATAAGAGGGAAGTTCTACATGGGCTACATCATATATATCAGTCCCGAGAACGTAAAATGCTCTATTGTTTCGTTTTATAAGGTAAAATTGTCTATCAGATGAAATGATTCTCATGTTAGAGATTCCACCGCTGCCCTGACAACCATGGCTGCAAACAGATGTTGATAGGCCTCCATTAGACGAGAACATATATGCCTTACAGGTAACTCGTCAGGATCGGCTATAACCGACAGCTCACCACTCTTCTTGTTGAATGACAATACGATTATATCGTCTGCTTCGATATTCTTTATCTCATCCTTATGCTTTTCGATCAACTCTCTGAGGCGCTCTTCAAGGGGAGAGGACTTAATCTCTATCACTTTTAACTTCTGCATAATAAAACATACCTCCATCTGTAACTTGTAATTCCAACCCTTCTTCAGCAGCTTTTAAGACCAGAGGATTCAAGTAAGGCGGGGAAACAAGAACAGTCTCACCGTCCTTCAGTCGCTTAATGGCTTCCCCTATATGGGTTACACCGGCTACAATAAAATCATCCACCATAGATACTTCTCCTTATCTTCACTATTGCCTTGACAGCGTCAAGGTAACTATACCATTCTCGTGTTAGCTCATCAAGAATAGGAATGGCTGGAGCAAGTGAAAAAAGTTTTGAAATCGGAAGCGTTTTAGTTCTTATCGCCTCCTCTAGTTTTTGTTTGATTACAAGGCGAACCTCCTCAGGCCTCGCCTGAATCTTGTCTTGGATGGAGTAGAAAAGTTTTTCCAGCTCTTCATCTGTTGTCTTGGAAGACAGAAGAGCCAGGGCAAACTTTGAGACGTTTCCACCCTTCTTGATAAAGAACTGCTCCTGAAGATATATCAGGCCCTTCTCCGGTCCAAGACGGTCTATCTCACCACAGGCAAGAATGATGTCCCTGGGAGATCCACCTGTAAGCTCCCAGACAAGGGAAGTAAGTTGTGGTGTGGCTCTCTTCTTACCAAGTTTACGGGCAATTAGAACACGAGTCTCTTCTTTGGTAAGGGTTCGAGTCTTTATCTTGACTGCCCTTGAAGAGATGGTTGGGAATTTTGAAGGGAACGAAAAGTCCGTCGTGCAAAGAATAAACCTGGCATATCTTGCTTCTTCCATTGGCTTGAGAAGAGCGTCAAAGAAGTGTGGAGTGGCTCTCTGAACTTCATCCAGAATGAAGACGCGAAAGTCCCCCGCAAATGGCGGAGTCTCTGCTAACTTGGCAAGCTGCCTTCCATATTCCACGCCAGAAAGATTGGCAGAGTCGTGTTCAACTATTGACTGCGGTGGAGCAAAATTTGAAGCAAGGATTCTAGCCAAGGTGGTTTTCCCAGTTCCGGGAGGACCAATGAAGAGAGTGGTAGCAGGCAGCTGGCCTGATTCTATAATCGCTCTCACGTGACCAACTGCCTGCGTGTTGCCAACGAATGACTCAAGTGCTGGTCTAGACTTCATCCAGCAGGTCTCCAGACTCACTACTAAGTGGAATATCTTCTTCTTCCTTGGATGGGTTGAATCGAGAGATGTCAAATTCAGCTTCCTTAAGGCGGCCTACTACATCTTCTCCCAGCCGCCAATGGAAGCGCATGACCTTGAAAGGAGAAGCTTCCTGGTCAACTTCATTCTCAGGTATATATTCGCCACTTGCAGTCTTCCAAGGCCAAGGAAGAATCCTGAGATCTACCTCTGTATCGGCTGGAATATCCGCCCAGGAAACCACTACCAACTCTGGATGTTTGTTATAGAGCCAGTTCAAAAAGGCTCCTTTATCCTGCTTGGGATTTGGAAGAGCAAGTTTCTTGTAAAGTGTCTTCACTTTTTCCTTGGTAAGTGGCAGGGGCTTACCACGCTTGACATACCAATTAGCAAATCGCTCTCCCTGCTTGTATTTCCGCCAAATGGTAACAATGTAACCGTTTTCAATATCGGTGGGATCGCCTTCCCATTCCTTACTTACAAGACGATTCGAAATCGCTCCCACTACATGGTCAATAGGAAGAACTATCACCACAGGTTTGTTTTTGAGATGTTGAAGGTCTTCGTGTTCAGACGAGAAGATAGCAAAAGCCATGGGAGTTCGCTTAGCGTAGACAGATTGGGCCTTCTGCTTCACCTTTTCATCTTTAGTCATGTCATACTTCCTGTAAAGCTCAGCAGCTCTCTGACATAACGGGCACTCAAGCTTGAAAAAATACCAAAGGCAAGGAGAGCCCAATGCATCGATCCCCTTTTTTAAATCGACATCTTCTACACCTTTTTCCTTTCTAATCCACCAAGTCATAAACCAATCACCTCCATCTTTTTATATTTCTTCCATTATAGAATCTACACCCTTTGCTAGATAAATCTCAAGCTTGATCCTGGAAAGAAGAATCATTGTCTTTTCCCTCAGACGAGCCATGAGACCTTCCCAAGATCGAACAAGGTTTTCTTGGTCTGCTACAGCCTTACGAAGTTCATTTATCTTGGTTTTATAGTTGATTACCTTTGGATCAGCCTCCAAATCAAATTTCCTATAGTTTGTAACCGCTGTTTCAGACTTTGCCTTGCCGGACTCCCTAAACTCCACAACTCTTTTCGATACATAGGTGTCAAGATCAAGCTGCTTCATACGGAGTTCATTCTCAAGATCCGCCAATTTCTGCCTTTCAGTATCCACCCTGGCCTGAACCAGGGCCGTTCTCAAGGGTTGCTTAGCAAGGTCACGCTTGAGGTCATCAACAGACCCTTCCTCAATCTTGAGCCAGGATAATACAAGGGATGGATTTACTTCATTTGCTTTCATGTTTGGTAGCCTCCTTCAGAATAAGTGTGGCTAAAACATCTGCCAGGCGGTCTAAAATATTCCGCATGACAGACACATAAAGGTGAAGTCTCTTAAGGACCACATCAGCCTTTTCAAGGCCAATAGGAAGGGAATCAAGTTCCTGCTTGATCTTTTCTACTTCTAATTCAAACTTGAGTCTTTCTATTTCCGACTCAATAGGAGATTTCTTCTCAGGAAGAGATTGCTTGGGTGTAGGAGTAACTTCCATCTTCGGTTTGAGCTGGGCTGGGCGAGTGGTTTTTCCGCGGGAGATGATGTCATTGTAGGCTTCCTTGATATACTGGCGCTGGCGTGGCGTGAGGTTGAAATGCTCATCAAACCACGCCTGGATCTCATGAAGGGATTTACCTTCAGAGATCATCTTTCTAATGATGTCTGTCTTCTTTAGTTTCTTCTGGGCTTCCACACTATCACTCTCCTTTCTGGTATTGAAATTAAGGCTAAAGCCACACTCAAGGCAAGTAAATGCCTTCTGGCTGATTTCAACCTTTCCTGACTTACATTTGGGGCAGATATGACCTATTCCCATCTTTTCCCCACCTTGAAATCTATCAGCAATGGGCAGCCTGAAAGTACTCTAGCTACTTCAGGTATCCTTGCTACCTTAAGCATAGCACAATCGATGAATATGTCAATTGCTTTTTCGATAACTTCCTGGTCTTCCTTGATATAGAAAGAAGCTGAATCATGGACGGCACAGAAGAAGATCACTTCCCTCTCCCACCAGGAAAGAGAAAGTAGTTCCTTCTTGATAAGAGAAAGCGTAATGAGCATGAGATCCGAGGCTACAGATTGAACCACCATGTTTGGACCTTCACGCTTGTAAGCATTGTTTGAAAGGTCATAAAAATATCTTCTCCTACCAAAGGGAGTTTCTACATAATGGTGTTCTTCAATGAAGGCAATCGTTGAGTCTATCCAGGCTTTTATGTTTGGCACCGATGAAAAATAGCGGTCGTATATCTCATAAGCCCTCTCTTCTGAAATTCCAAAATTCTCCACCAGCAAGAGTGGAGATGCACCATAGAGGAGCCCAAACGAAACGGTCTTTGCCAGCTGACGCTGTTCTTTGGTTACTTCTTCATAGGGCACATCAAAGGTAAGAGAAGCCATATAGGTGTGGAAATCAAGCCCTTCCATGAAGGCCTTAATTAGGTGTTGCTCGTTGGCTATGCCAGCTGCTATACGCATTTCAAGGGTGGAGTAGTCAAACGATACAATGATATATCCTGGCGGTGGGATAATCATCCCACGGATAAGCCTCCCACGAGGGAAGTTCTGGAAGTTGAAAGAAATGTCGTCTTTCGTGCGGGTGATGGGGGAAGCAGAATCAGTCAAAAGGGATCCTGAAGCAGTCCTTCCCGTTGCTGTCCTATGTAGAAAGAAGGATGGATAGCCTCTAAAGATGTTTTGATACTTGGTTGGAATGAGTTTCTTCTCTATACCCTTAGCATAGGTTGAGGACGCCTTCTGATACTTCCTATACTTTAAAAGAAGACTACAAAAACGATCATCCTTAAACCTGGCCAGGATCTTCTTGTTAGACGAAGGAATAAGATAGGTCTTCTTCGTTCTTGGATCTGTATATTGCAGTTTCTTTATTTGCTGGAGAATGAAAAGATTGTGCTGGGAAGATCTTGGATTGTATTTTGTCCCTCTTTCTTCTTCAAGCTGGTTAACTTCAGGAAGAGAACGGATGTCTCTCTCCACCACAGATTTAAGGTGAAGGCATAGGTTTCCAATATATCGCAGACGCTCAATATCTACATAAGCGCCATGAAATTCTACATCCGCAAAAATATCAGTTGCTGGCATGAGAATTTCCCAGAAAAAGAAGGAAGACTCCAGCTTTGGTGAAAGTTCCTGGTAAAGCCGATAGGTGGCATAGACATCTATGGCGTTGTATTCAACAAGAGTCTCGAAATCAAGAGTTGACGCTTTCTTCTTTGACTTGGTAGTTCCACGCCAGAGAGCAGCGTCTGGTGCATAGGTATAGGTAAGTGATTCAAGAGAATACTCTTTTCTTCCCTGGTCAATGGCATAACCAGCAAGCAAGGTGTCAAAGTAAAGATTGAGCCTGATACCATACTTGGCCCTGATAAAGTTGATGTCAAACTTTCCATTGTGAGCCACAAGACGAAATCTGGAAAGACCATCAATTATCTTCCTGCTTGGCTTGTTCACAAAGATGTTTCCCCTGGTGTCTGAAACACCAATGAGGGTTATCTCCATGTCCTTGTTGGTGAAATGAAGGCCGTTGGTCTCAATGTCAAAGATGAGGATTTCATTGTCTGGAAGAGAAGATAGGAAGGAGAGAAGATGGCTCTCACCAACATGATAAGTGAATGGGAGTGGAGGATCGTCAAAGTTCAGGTCTCCCGCACCATCTGAAAAAAGGGCCTTAAGAAGTTTCTTTCCATGGTTGTAAAATTCCTTTTCAGCCTTCCCTTCACCATAGCGACGCATATAGAAAGAAGGATGGCGCATGAAAGCATATTTCCGGCCATCCTTCTGAATTACACGCCCATCAAGCTCCTTGATGGTTCTTCCTTTCCCAAATAGATAGAAGGTGATGGCGTAGGTGGCATGATCTCCAAGGACAAGAACCGGTGTGGGATTGGTTTCTTCTAGTTCCTGGGAAAGGAAGATGGAGAGGCACTTCTTGATGGACGGCTTCTTGATCTTCTCCTTGTTCTTCCCAGCACCAGGGAAACACTTGATAGCATTGGTAACATGAACCTGGTCTCTTGTAAGATCAAAGAAGGAAAGAAGAGTGTTCAGGAAGGCTCCTGATTTTCCTACAAATGGAGACCCTTCCTGGACTTCTCGATAACCCAGGGACTCTCCAACGATAACAAGTTTTGGATTATCTGGAAATTCATACTTGGCACTCTCTGCCCGAAAAAACTGACACTTCTCACACTTCTCTGGCTTTTCAAAGCGAAGATCTATGGTCTTCATTATGCAGGTAGGAAGATCTTGAAACGATCAGATTCAGCACACAAAAACTTTCTGCCAGGGAGATAGAAAAGCCTGTATCCCTTCGCCTTTGGAATTAAATCCTGCCAAGAAGAAGAGAGGATGGTTGCTTCAATCGGTGAAGAAAGGGCCCCTTCAAAGGTAAGAGAGAAGGAGTCAGATGAAATGATGATGTCTTTATTCCTGAATATAACATCGGTTATGGGGAAAGAGGATGCTGAAAAAAGTTTTGGCTCTGTCTTTATGGCTATCCTTTCTTCAGAAAGGAGTTCGTCTAGAAGGTTTGCAAGCGGAGCAAACTGTTCAAGTTCAATCGCTTTCATGGAAGAGAAGATGAAGTAAAAATCTTCCCGTTCTCCATGCTGGCCTAAGACGATGTGCCAGGTAGAAGGGATGACTTGCCAGGATGGAGAAAAAGAATCTATGAAGATAGTACTTGAAGAACAGGTGCCATAAGAGCCTATCACATCTTCAGGGACTTCTGTCTCTATCACGGCCAGGAAGCGGGCCCCTTCATCATGCACAATCACTCTGTCCTTTCTTGGAAAGTAGATCATGGCCAGGGAAAAGATCTTTGAAAGGGAGACCAGCGATTCATAGAAATCATCGGGAAATAAAATGGTATCCCCTTCTGTTATCTGAGAGACAGTCGTGCTTACATCTCCTTCCATTACCGGTATTTCTGCCTGGATGAAAGACTGTCTCAGAAGGAGCCTGCGATCCACTCTCTTTGCTTCTTCAATCTCTCCAAGAATAGAGAGGACCGATGTCAGGTCCTGGATGTTGATAAAGATGGAAGGGACTATGCTCACACCAGGAACCTTAAGCCTGTAAATAAAGTCTATCCCAACAATCTCAATGGTATCTCCTGAAAACCTGGCCGCTTGGCCTGATACCTTAAGGATAGCCGCACGCTTACCAAGGAAGCTTCTTATCTTTGGATGCATCAATTCTCTCCTTGCTCAAATTTTGTGAAGTATTTTGAAACCAAGTCTGAACACGGGATTACAGTAGCAGAAAACTCATCCAATAAAAAGTACGCCACTCCCCCAGGGGCATAACGGGATGCCTCTGCTATCACCTTGAAGAAGGGAGAAAATGTTTTCTGCTTGGAGTAGATTCGTGGCCGGTTGATGATGAGCAAGAGATCTGAATCAGATTCAAGAGCAGATGTCCAGGCTATATCTGAAGCAGTCATTTCAGTAGGTTGGCCTTTCTGCCTCGGAAGTTTCCTGGGCTGAGCTATGAGTAGGATGGTGATGCCAAGCTCCTTTGTGAGCAGAGAAAAATTCTTCACCACATCAGCAAGCACAGAGGCCTTGTTGTCCACCCCGCGCACGAGATAATGAATGTTATCAAATACAACAAAACGCACTCCAAAACGATAGAAGGCCTCCCTTATGGTTTCATACACTACTTCTGGCTGGGCATTTGCCATGAAGGCATGATAGAGCGGAAGGTTAGAAAAATTCTCTTTCACAAGAGAGGCTTCTATCGTTGAAGGCTTTCTTGATGAATGTAGCAACTGAGAAACAATAATAGAAGCAATCTTTTCCTTGTTCATCTCAAGACAATAGATAAGGGCCGGGCCGTGGTTGCGGGCAAAGTTTAAAGCCAGGGCGCAGGAGAAGGTTGTTTTCCCTGATTTTGGCGGAGATGCAATGGTGAGCAAAAACCCATCAGGAGCATAACCGCCTACTATCTCATCTAGGTTCTTAAAGCCTGTTGAAAGAAGATCTTCTTCTCCCCCAGCAATGGAAATTCGTTCAACAATGGCTGAAAAGTTCTCTATATCTGAAAGATAGAGTGGAGTTGGGGATAGTTCCTTCAACTTCTCACAAGAATAAACCTTCACATAATCAGTAAGATCGAAGCCATCCGGGAAGTCTATCAGGAAACAGCGATGTATTCCTAATTGTCTGGCAAGTTTCTTTGCCCCGACCCTTCCTGCCTCATCACCATCGAAAGCTATCACCACCCTCTCAAACTGCTCCAGGAGATCAAGGAAAGGAGATGGAATTGATGATTTCGCTCCGCCCGTGGTGGCTACTACATTTCGATAACCACAACACCAGGCCGTGATGCAATCAAGTTCCCCTTCAACAATCATGATTTCGTTGGTCTCAGAAGAGAGACAGACATCAGTATTGAAGAGAATAGTAGGCGCGTTTGGGATACGCTGGAACTCTTTTGGTTCTCCCGGCCAGGAACGAAACTTCACATTGTAGAACTTTCCCTGATAGGAGTGAGGAATGGTAAGAAACTTTTTGATGGTGCCGTCTTCAAAGCGGACCTCAGTATAGCCGAGCCTGAAATGCTTTACGGCTTCTATAGTCCAGGGGCGCCAGGAAAGCAATTCTTCAAGAAGAGAAGGAGAAGAGATGAGAAGGTTGTGCGCCTCTTCTATCTTTCTTACATGGTAGTCATCAAGCGGCTCAAGGGAAGAAACTGAAGTTATCGGATTTATCAAACCTATCTTCTTCTTGAGGTCATAGAGAGTTCCTTCCTGGTTACAGGAATGGCACTTCCAGCGGCCAGTAAAGAAGTTCATCTGGAGAGATTGCTGAGTGTTACAGAGCGGACAGAAAGTGATGATGTCGTTCTTGTCAACTTTGTAAGGCCACTTCTGGCCACGGACAAATTCTATCGGTGCCTGCATAGACTATTTATCACCCTCACTATTCGTGTCCTTGGTTTTGGTAAGAGCCACAAATATTCACCATACTGCTCTCTAAAGCGCTCAAGTTTACTACTGAGTGCTGAAACAGCACTCATTTCGCGTTTCGTGAGATTCATGAATCTTGCCATATCAACAAAAAGAAGGGCCTCTTCATAAGTAAGGGAGCCGATCAGAGAATTGAAGTATTCCCTCGGGATGAGGATCTTCCAGAACGGTTTTGACCTCCATATCCTGGAGGTGTCTCTATGCCTGAATTTATCAGCCAGGCTCAGGAAGTATGAAAAGGCTTCTGAATACTCTCTGAAGCTATCTCTAAAATGAGAAGTCTCAGCAACTGCCTGTTTATAGAAAACAAATCCCGTCTCCATAACAAGGCCAGCTTTGGGAACGTAAATGAGACGGGAAGCCTCCATGATATGACGGGCAAATTTTAGATACTTGAATAACGTTTCCTCATAGGGTGGAGACAGACTGGCAGGGCGTCTCCTATATAAGGGATGGTAATAAAGCTTATAGTTTATGATCTTTGCTGGGCCACCCTTGACCAGCTCCACAAAAGATTTGATTCTCCTGGAGCACAGGTGGCCGGGGCGAACATAATATCCCTTATCCTTGTAATACTCCAAGACATATCTATAAAAATTCTCAAGTTCTTCAAGCGATAGATTAAGCTCTTCAATGAAAACCAATATGCGGCCTCTTTGTGGTGGAGACAGGAAGAGAGGCCGTCCAAAGATCTCCTGGTGGAGTGGGATGATAATGTCATCTATCGGATTTCTCTCGTAGCTCTTCAACATGATGGAGAAACTCCACAGCTACAGCAGAGGCCATAGATACCAGTAGCATATTAGGTGGAACCCCATAGAAAGCAGCAAGCGATTCAAACACCTCCCAGACCCCTTTTGGAATCTCGACAACCACCCGCTCACGCTCATCGAAGGTATCAAGGCGAGGAAGAAACTTATTCCACTCCCTCGCTCTATACACATTCGCAACTGCTCTTAAGAAGGCCTTTTCGAAGTTCATAGGTCACTAAAAACCTCAGCAAAAGCCTCGCAGGCGACCTGGGCAAGCTTGGCCTTAGTAGACGAAGAAACTTCTGCCCCTCTTATGGTGTAGAGGACATTGATTACAGTCTTGATAGTTTCATCCACCTCATTCCCACAAGAGCATTTCCTGGATTCGGGCTGAACAGCCGGCTCTTCAGCTTTTACCTCTTCCTCAACATGAGTCTCTTCCACCACCTCATCAGGGGGAGAAGCAATATCAGTAGAATGGGATTCTTCCTTGGCCGGTTCCGGGGCAGGGGCCTCATTAGTGGTCTCCTCTTCAGAGACCAAATCGTCAAGAGAAACGGAAAGTTCCTCAACGTTGATGTGGGTATCTAAGAGAGACATATTTACCTCCTTTGTAATTATTTGATAAAGATTTTCGGCAAGCTCATTGGCCTGTTTCTTGATCTCATTATACCTGGGATCTTCCTTCTCTTCAAGGAAGAACTCACAGGGACCATCCATGAAGCAGATTTCACCACCAATACAACCTTTACAGGGCATCTTTGAGTTTCCTTGCAGGTTTGAACGCTACTCTCAAGCCAGAGTGGGCAATCTTACTAGACCTTATATAAAGCTTACCAATCCCTGGAACGGTAATTTCACCTTTGGTGATGACAGTCTCTATGATGAATTCCACAAGCTCCTCTACAATAGTCTCTGCTAGATCAGGATTGAAATTGAATCTCTCTATCAAGAAATATTTGATTGGGTTTCTGTCCTTAGCCAAAGTATATCACCTCGGCCGGGGATAGACAATCAAGCAAAAGGGGATTGTGGGTAGTGATGCCGATCTGCTCAAACGGAAGCGATGATATTGTCCTGGCCAAGAAATCGATCCCATCTGGATCGAGATGGCTGTCAAACACCTCATCTATGAACACGAAACCCGATTGGTTAGCCATCATGGTGAAAGCGAGTGTTGTGGCTATTCTGATACGCTGTCGCTCTCCAGACGAGAAATGATTGAAGGGATGGTCGTTCACAAGGAATTTGATACGGCCGCCATCAGATATGATAGCCACCTCAAACTCAGTTTCCGATAGGAGCCTGTTCGTGGCGTCTGTAAGAGAAGCACAGATACCGTCAAGGTATATGTCAACAAGAGAGCCCCTGATAAAAGACTGGATATTTTCAAACCTCTTCAGAGAACCATAAAAGGCCCCTATCCTGGAGGATGTTCTATCTAGCCTCTCCTTGACGGCAGAATATTTTCTCTTGTGCTCTCTAAGGAGAGATTGCTTGTTTATGACTGATAGCAACCTATTATGGGCGCTTCTTGTCGTCTCTATGGCTTCGTTTATATTATCAAGCCGCCTCTCAAGGTCACGATAGGCTGAGAGGAATTCCTGAATCTCAGACAGTCTGGAAGTCATCTTGTCAATAGAGTTCTTGAGTTCCTCGAGATGCTCCTCTTTTACATCAAGAAGCTTAATATCATCATTGAGCTTTTTCATCTGCTCCCTGAGCTGGTCTATCTTCCTTGATCTATTTTCAGCTTCCCTTTCAAGCTTCTCGATATTTTCAATCTTCAGCTTCGAACCACACCAGGAGCACACCTTTGTTTCAATTGATCTGGAAACCTGCTCCGTTTCAAGAAGAAGGGAATCAATCTTCTGTTTCAGAGTTGGTATCAGCATCCGTTTATTGCGTAACCTCTCAATCTCATCCTCGAGGGCCCTGATCTTCTCCCTGGCCACTACGATAGATGAAGTGAGCTTCTTTTCCTCCTCTATAAGAGCCTTTATATGTGAAGCATCATAGTTCGAAAGATCATCCTCGATGGCCATCTTCTGGGCCTCAAGGCTTTTCACCTTCTCCTCAAGAGAGGATACCGTAGCCCTGGCCTCCTCTATGGAGTGCTTCAACTCGTCTATGGTGTATTTGAGGCTTTTCAACTCTCCCTCAAGAGAGGCTTTTCTGTTCTCTTCCTGGCGTATCTTCGAGATGAAAAAAGATGAAATCGAACTTACGGTCTTATCAACGGAAGTGGAGATGAGTTTCAGGTCTGGGATGATCTTCACAAGAAGATTACGCTTCTCTGTTGGAGATAGATCCACAAAAGTGGAATGTTCAGGGGTGAGGAAGGAATAACGTGTGTTCTCGGTAAGAAAGGAAAAGAACTTGTGATCCCTTACAGACTTTCGCTCCCCATCTTCAGTAAGTGATAATTTCTTGCCACGAGTGATGGAAACACCATTTGAAAATAAGGCAGATACTACTGGAACGTCTCCTTCATCAGCCCCCCAGAAAAGAAGATCCGACTTCGAGATTCCACCCACTCTACCAAACAGAAGATATTGAATGGCCATGGGGATGGTTGACTTCCCACTCCCATTCGGCCCATAAAACAGGATTAGTCCTTTTGGGATAGAAAGAGAGAATTTTTTATACTTGCGAAAGTTTCTCAGTTTCACTTCATCTATCGTTACTCGCTCAAACATCTCTTCAGCTTCTCCTGGGCAGAGATGAGTTTCTTTCTGGTGTATTCATAAGAACGTTTTATCCTGGTAGCCACACTACGCAATGGAAGAGAAGGACCATTGAGGCCGTAATACAGAGAGATGATGTTTCTTTCATCCTCAGGAAGCATCTCAAGACATTCATACAGCTTCTCCCTGAGATCATCAGAAATGAACTCCATCTCAACATCTGTGTCATCGTGTAACGTTTTCTCCACTTCCTCATCTATCACGTTCCTATCAAAGAGAGATACCTTGTCTGTCTTCTCATACATGGAAGAGAAGAAAGAAGTTATGTTGACCCCGGTTATCTTCTCAAGCTCTTCTACCGTTGGGAAACGTTTGAGAGCCATTATCTTCCTGAAGGGGACCTTACCAAAGGCAGCGGCCGGTTTCCTCACCCAGAATGGTTCAGGAGCAGCCTGAGAGAATTTCCGCCTATCAAGCACTTCGCCAACGATAGACTTTATCCACCAGGCAATATAGGTGGACATCTCAGTTCCCTTGTAAGGGTTATAAGAATAGATGGCATGGATGGCCGCCCAGATACCTTCAGACATTACCTTCTCATCAGCTCGCTCAGGTGAGGTGTATAACATGGAAGTCAGTATGTTTCTCACCAGGCGAAGGTTATACATGATGAGAATATCTGCCGTGGCCAGGATCTCATCACAAAGAAGGATTCCCCTGCGTTTGAGATCCTCATCTATGTCATATTTCATCAATAAGCTTTTTACATCCTTCACGAAATAAGGAGAAGCTACAAGCTTTGGTGACAGCTCGCGATTCTTTACCCGCTGCTGTAATTCAGCAAGTTCAGGGAAGTCGTATATCTTGTGGAGACTGTCAACCAGGGAGATGAGATCTTGAAGGTTGTCATATAGATAGCAGGCAAGCCTCCTTCTTTCATCAGGAGATAGATCGGGAGACTTATCAAGGAGTCTTGAAAAGTAAGCATCAATAGCCGGCACGTATTTTTTCTTTACCATATATAGCCCTCAAGATCCTCTTCTCTCTACTGGAGAGATTCGACATTTCAAGCACGGTATCAAAATCAGGAACTGAAGCCGTGCTTGATGGAGTAGCTCGATGTTCCCGTTTCCTACTATGTAACACAACCCTGCTATGCAAGAACTCCTGATCGGTTCTCACATGGATGATCTCATACCTTCTAAGATACGGAGATAGAAATCCATCAAGCGGGAGGTCATTATCATGCGTAAGATAGATTGATACGTTCGTTTCAACGAAATCAATATTTTTCCCATCGAATACAAGATAGCCTCCTTTACAGGTGTCTGAAAATGATGTTGGAAACGGCGGGCCAGGTAAGATGACGTTCCCATGACGGGCCGTTACATGAAGATGGCCATTGATTACCAGATGGAACTCAGAGAGTGCAGCAAGTGAAATAGCATACTCCTCATCTGAATAAAAATTTATGTCCTTTATGTCTTTATGACATACAAGTATTTTATGTCTATTTTTATGTATGTTTATGCCTTTTTTTATGTATGAGGAGGCATAATAGTCCCAGTATGGGAACAGGTAGGTGATGTTTGGTAGAGTGAACAACATCTTCATGGGACCCCTGGGAGAGTGGTCACGAAGGACACAATCATGATTTCCAACTACTATCTGAACTCCTTTGAACGATGAGAGAAACTTGTATAGTGTTATAAAGAATTCCCAGTCTATGCCGGTAGCTGAATCGAATATGTCTCCCAGGAGAACGAGGTAGGTATCATGGAGATCATGTTTTTTCTCAAGGAAGGAAAAGAAAGCGAGGAGTTCTCTCTTTCGGTAGCTCGCCTGTTTGAAATGCCAGTCACCTGTAAAGATGATCGTGCTTGACATGATGTCCGTAACGTATCATAATATCCAGACCATGTCAAGGAAGATGGAGGGTTGGGAGATGCCTTACAGCAAGAAGGAAGAGTTTGACCGTCTTCTTCAAAAGATAGGAAGGATACACGATGCCAAGAATGCAGACTATGCCGGAGACGATTACCTGGGAAACTTCAAGCAGGCTAAGTTACTTAGTCTCACACCACTTCAAGGGATCATGGTAAGAATATCTGATAAGTTCAGTCGGGCCTGTAATCTGGTAAAGAAAGGTGAGGCTCAAGTGAAAGAAGAAACACTTGAGGATACTCTGTTAGATCTGGCAAATTACTGTCTTCTGGCTATACTGGTAGCCAGGGAAGAAAAGAAAGAAACCAAGTAAGAGGAGGGAGCCGTCGTATGGAAACCGTAAAAGAAATCAAAGAAAAGGTAAGACTTACTGAAGTTGCCGATTTTCTTGGTGTCGAATACAGGAAGGAAGGCGAGTGGTATAAGATGGTGTGTTTCATGCATGACGACCACGAGCCTTCCCTTGCCTGGAAGGAAGGAGATCATACGGCTTATTGTTTCGGTTGTGGGAAGGCAGCTGATGCCATTGAGTTCATCAAACACTTCCGGGCCTGTGACTACAAGGAGGCCCTGAAAGTCCTCAGGGAGATCGCTGGAGATTACACCAGGATAGAGACCAGGAAAGGAAACAGGAAAGAAGTAAGAAAGGAGGAAAAATCTATGCAGATTCTCAATTACGACAAGTATGCAAGGCTTATGAGCGGCATTATTGAAAAAGGAAACGATGAAGAGAAGAAGGTGGGAGTTTTGGCTTCCCGTGGGATCAAAAAAGAAGTGGCTGGGACTTTCTACATCCCAGCCACCAGAATAAAAGAAATAATAAACAAACTAATTGAGAGATACGGAGAAAAGCTCCTAGCTGATCTCATATCTCTCAAGATAGTAACAAAGAAAGAGACAGATGTCAAGACTTATCTTTATCCCCACCAGAGTCTCTGTGACCGGCTCATCTTTCCCTTCTATGACAAGAATGGGAATATAGTTGGAGTCATAGGTTATCGGAAGCCAGAAGGAGATGGAGACAAGAAGTATGTCTGTCTCTCAAACAATAGATTCTTTAGGAAGAAAGAACTCCTTCTTGGTTTCTACGATGGTGGGCTTGAGGAAGCCAGAAAGGCTGGATTCCTTATCGTAGTAGAGGGCCCGTTTGATATGTTGCGGTTGCGGGAGATTGGGCATCGGAATGTTGTTGCTACCTGCACTTCAAGGCTTACCAAAGAAGAAGTGGAGTTGCTGAAGAGAGAAGGAATAAAGAAAGCCCTTCTCATGTTCGATGGAGACAAGGCTGGCCGGGATGGAAGTATTGCTTCTGCTGAGAAGCTGGTTGATGCCGGGATAGAAGTAAGGATTGCAAGGCTTCCTGATGGTGCTGATCCTGACTCCCATTTCAAGGAAGGGATGAAGGTCTCCTTTGAAGAAGTAGAAGGAGCTGACATAGTTGAGTTCACCAGGGATGTTAAAGAGAAGCGGAGCAAGAAAGGAAAGATACTGGTAAAGGAACTATTTGAAGCTGTTATTAAGAAGTATCGGGTGGTTAAGGCTTTTGGAGAGATCTTTTTGCTGGATAAAGATACTCACGAAGCAGTCAAGCTCGATACCAGGAAAGCTCGTGGGATGATGGTTAAGGCTATCGTTGAGTCCGGGATAGATCTCAATCCAAACCCAAACTCTCTCGTCTATGTGGAATACCTTCTTGAAGATGCGGCTGAAGAGAGTGCTGATGTCTTCATCTGCAAGACAGACAAACTCGAGATAGCGGACCACATCTACTACTACACAAGAGATGGTGTGGTCAAGGTGACTCCTGATGGAGTCGAGAAGAGCTTTCCGGACAACATATACTTTCTCTACAAGGAAGAAAGAAGAAGAATTCCCATGCCGGTTTCAGATGGAAACGGATTTGCGCTTCTTGTCGAGAATACAAGGTGCTACTCTCCAAAGGGAAGGGTGGCTCATGCTGGTTGCCTGGTCATGACAGGGCTTCCTTCGGTAGAGAAGCCTATCTTCGTCTATCAGGGAGCAACTGGTGTGGGTAAATCAGATATGGGACGGGTGTTTACCACTCTATTTGGATTCCCCACTCACGTTGGTGGTTCATGCAAGAAGAGAGACTTTCTTGCCATCGTCCACAACAGCAACGGGCTGATTATGGATGAAGTTGACAAGATAAGAAGGAATACCATAAACCTGCTTAATACTCAATCTCTTGGTGGGACAGTTATCATGAGAAGGCTCTACACCAACTCAGAAGTGGAAGAGATTACAATTGATCCAGACAGAACTACTATCATTCTTTCCCATTACGGAGTCTGGAGGAAAGATTCTCAGGATTTCAACAACAGGCTGGTCCATATCACGCTCAAGAAGGCTGAAGCAGGCTCTATCTCTCCGGCCTACATTGCCAGCAAGATGGCCGGCGAGATAGTTGGGGCTATCATGGAGCTTGCAAGCGTTGCCCTGAACAATCCCGTGGTCAAGTATAAGGCCAAGCTAAGAACAAAGATGTATTGTAATCCGGATTATGAGATAGAAGTGACAGAAGAGATCGTTGGATCAAGTGATCCAGATAAGGACTGGTTGTGTCGGAAGGTGGCTGAGATAAAGGTTGATCCGGATGACAGGATGGCCGTGTTCAAGGTGGTATGTAAGATGATTCAGTTAATAGCTGAGCGGGTGGTTGAAAAGAACGGAGAAACTTCTCTCACGAGATACATCTCCCTGGATACAGCCAAAGAGATCATAGCAGGGTGTGATGAAGCGGATGATGGCTTCGAAATAGATGAAGATCTTAGAGCGTTCTCAGATCCAGAGGCTTATGAAGTACTCGAAAAAATAATAAACAAGAACATGAAAGATGAACGTGATTTCGTGCTTGTGTCATCCAAGAAACTCGAGCAATTATTTGAAGCACACGGAAAAGAGATGTCTCGGGTGGCTATTGGGAAGTTCTTACAAGTTCACAAGGAAGACCTGGAAAGGCTTGGAATCAAATATGAATCATTCAGGCGGTATGTAGGTGGTGAAAGAAGAACCTACTACAAGTTCTGGCTCGTCACTCCCACTACCAAAGAAATGAAGCCTGTCATTACAGGAATAAAGTTCATTAGAAACAAAGAGGAACTCAAGAAGATAGAGCGGGAGCTCGTTAAGAGACTCGGAAGCAAGGAAGCTATCATTAGAATGGAACGCTCAAAGCTAATCAACATCGTAAAAGATATACTGGTAGCTCTGGGATACAAACCACTTGGAACCGATGTCATTGCTTTCGATACAGATTCACCAAGCAAGGTAAGGAAATACCTTGGACTTGTAATAGTTCCAAGAGCTTACGCACTACTAAATATGTCAGGCTAGTAAAACTTAAGCCAGTCTAAAAAAGTTCTAAATAACTTCCTTACCTTAAACGCTACCAGTCTGCCCAAAGATAGGGATCAGCCCACAAAACACGCTATTTCTGTGACCATTTCCTGCCTTCTTGCCTTTTCCTTTCCTTCACTATTGCAATTCATCTTCAATAAGACTTAAAACGATTCCAAATTAGACACTTAAATACCATCTCTTCTGGCCTGGTTTTGGGTCTCATTGATGCTTCAGACAGGGCACAGACACGATCCCCAAAATTTCATTCTTTTTACCTGATAAAGAAAGGAAAGAAGAAAAATGGAATCAACAAACTTTTCCAACAAATAGAAAAACTTTATTTTTGAGCCAACCTTTCCATTCACCTGTCCAGTTGACATCTCCCTTTCTTCGTGGTAAAGAGAAGGAGCAAGCCCATCAAAAAAGGAGAAGCTTCCATGATAAAGTTCAAAACCACCGATAAGAACGGATTCACTCTTGTAGAGTTTGCCCTTCCTGAAGAACCTATCATCCCGCAGGATCTAAAGAAGATCTCTCCGCCTTCTGTTGGGACCACTAAGGGCGTGGTTCTTTCTGGCCGTGGTCCTATCTGGCTATATGGCTACCTAATTCACCACTACCATCCTTGTGCTTGGGTAGGAGTATATGATCCGAGACTTGATGGAGCGGTTGTAGTTGAGTCTCACATCCGTGGAGTAAACCCAGGAGATGTAGTGGAGATTCGGTAAATGCTTGACCAGGGTAATCTTTCAAGCCTTATCAAATCCTTCTGGAGTGAGACACATCTCATACCGTGTCTATGGAGACATACAAATACACCATCTATGAGGCATTTGGCTTCGTGCCCTGTATGCTACAACATTCTAGTGTCTCCTGAATCTTTCAATTCCATGATAACGACACGGTATGTATGTGTCATAGACAAGAAGGTGTGTCTTGTCTCAACAACCATAGCACGGGCCATCATGACAGCCATTGTTGCCTCTGGCAATACAGGAAAATCTATTTCTTTCTCCATCATAGATGTCGAAGAGCCAATCCGGGCCATCATACGAGAGACTTACCAGGTATACATAAACAAGCCAATCATAGCAAACTACCAAACAATCATCCCTGCTATCTTGAAAGGATCCATCAAGGAATTCCATAGCCAGGAAGGGACTCTTTACTATATCAACTCTCCTTCTTTCTCAGGTTATTTCTATCCCTACTTCTTCCACAGAACAGAAAAAGCCTTCCCACATCTTGGATTCCAGAAGATAGCCCACCTGATAGACAGGTATGGGTTTGATATTGAAAACATAGCTCAGGAGATAAAGTATGGCGAAGACAGCTGAGGAAATAAAGAAACTTCTGAAACTATCCACCAAAGTAGAGAAACTCCCCAGGGTATCAACTGGTATCCTTTCTCTTGATCTCATCCTTGGCGGCGGCTTTCCTGTCCGCCGAATATCTGAACTCTACGGTTGGTCACTTACTGGTAAGACGTACATCATGTTACGCACCGCCCGTGTCTTTCTAGACCTCAATCCAGAAAATCTTATCCTCTGGTTTGACAGAGAAGGGGCCCTTGAAGAACCCCACCTTCTTTCCCTTGGAATAGCCCCTGAGAGATTCATCTATGTCCCGCCCTATGAGTGTGCCACAGTAGATCAGCTGATGGAGCACTCCCTTAAGATATTTGAATCAGATGCGCCGCCTAACATCATGATAGCCATTGACTCCATTGGGGCCTATGTAAAGGATGAGAAGTCTCTTACTTCCACTTCAGCTGATATGGGAAGGGTAGCAAAGGGAGTGAAAGACTACCTACGAAAGATAGGGCCTTATCTAGACAGGACTGAATCTTCATTCATTCTTGCAGCCAATCATCTCTACCTTGACCCTAACTCTATGAGTTCCACTCCTAAGAAATCAGGTGGGACGGGAATAACATTCCTGCGAACATGTGGGTTGGCCTTGCAAGCTACAAGGGAGTCTGAAGTAACAAACCCTGATCTCCCAGGGTTTTTCCTCTTTGCCGTGGCAGACAAAACAAGAATGCTTAAAGGAGACAAACCATCAAAGACAGTTCTTTACCTGGATAAGGGCGGGAAAGGAATTCACCCGCTATCAGGCCTTTCCTACTTCCTTGCTGTTTGGGGAAAGTATCAGGTAGGAGACAAGAACAAGTTTAGGCATCCTTCTGCCGCTGAACATCCTACGGTAGTTCTTCCAAAGGAGATAGTGGATAAAATGATCCGCTTCCGCATAGATACAGACTATGAGAAGGAGCTAAGGATACTTAAGGAATACGGCCCTGCCCTTGGCATTCCTGATTGGCTCATCACCAAGGCAGAGGAATACGCCCAAAAATACAACTTTCATCAATATAGCACAGCACAATAAGGAGGGTTGCTATGTCTAAATTTCCAACTATCCGTTTTAAAAGAGTGTTTTCTGGTAAGTATCCTGATGTGGAATTTGATGTAGATGGGTATTCAATGCCGTGTGTTAGACGGCTTGCAATTGAGGTGGATTCCGATGACTTGATTCCTAGAGTGACTATTGAACTGGAGCCTTCTGCAGTTGATCTTCTTATCGAAGAAGCGAACATTTCTTTCTATCTTGATAAACTATCCCTTGAGACCCTAAAAGTTCTCAAATCAGCTATTGAAAAAGCTATTGAGAAAAAATCAGAATAAGGAGAACGCCCATGCCGGATTCTCTTTATGGAGTTCATCTGGTAAAGAGAAGCGTGTCATTCTACGACAACAATGGAAATCTTGTAACCAGGGAGATAGAAGTTCCATCGTGGTGGAATGAAACCCAGGCAAAGATAGTAGCATCCCGTTATCTCTGTAACTCCGCTAAGAAGACAGAGACATCAGTAGTTGAGATGTTTGATCGTGTCTCCCGTGCACTCTCTTCCTGGGCCAAAAAGCTCTATAAGTGGAACGATGAGCAGGTAAAAACCTTCTACGATGCTCTTATGTATTTCCAGTTAAATGGGTATTTTGCCTTCAACTCGCCTGTCTATTTCAACCTGGGACTTCCTGGCCCGCAACTCTGCTCTGCCTGCTATGTCCTTGCCATAGAAGACACCCTTGACTCCATCTACGACATCCTTTCTCTGGAGTCCCGCATATTCAAACTTGGAGCAGGATCAGGCTACAACACTTCTCCCTTGCGTTCAAAACTTGAACCGCTCTCTTCAGGTGGATCTGCTTCAGGGCCTGTTTCATTCCTTAAACTCTCTGCCACGGGAGCAGAGGTAGTCTTATCAGGTGGGAGGCTTAGAAGGGCCGCAAAGCTTGTTATCTTGAATGCAGACCATCTAGACATCTTCGACTTCATCTCCTGCAAAGTCCATGAAGAGAACAAGGCCAGAGTCCTTCTTGAGAACGAAGTTATAAAGGATCCGTTTGGAGAAGTGGCCTTTCAGTCAGTAAACATTTCCATTGGTGCTTCAGACGATTTCATGAATGCTGTAATAAATGATAAGGAGTGGGTCTTACAGGGCTCTAAATACAAAGACATTACCAAGGTAGTACGAGCAAGAGATATAATGATGAGAGCTGTAGAGGCGGCTCATAAAACAGGTGATCCAGGATTAGTATTTATTGATACAATTAATAGATTTAACTGCGACAAAAGTAATACAATAAATGCGACTAACCCATGCTCAGAATTCTGTGGACATAACTTTAGTTCGTGTAATTTAGCTTCTATTAACATAGCAAAGTTTTACGATGATAACAATAACTTTGACTTTAAGACATTTGATAAGGTTGTAAAGACGCTCGTCTATGCAATGACAGCTATCTGTTACAATGCCTATTATCCTGATAAGAGAATCTCAAAGGAGACGAAGAAATACGCAGCGATTGGGATCGGGTTTACGAATGTCGTAAAGGCCTGTCTTGATCTTGGACTAGCTCATGGATCTCCTGAGATGCTACGACAGGTGGAACGTTTTTATGCTCTTCTGCATGGTCTTGCTTTCAAACATTCAGCCGCTCTTGCTGAAGAATTCCAACCTTATGAAAGATACAATCCAGATCACAAAGAACTTATCCTTTATTGGAAGGGCCAGGCAAAGGAGACTTTTTCAGATTCAAACGATCTCTTTGACCAGCAGGTATTATCTGTTTGGGATAGTATAGATCCGGAGAAACCGTTTGCCAATGAGCAGGTAACTCTCCAGGCACCCACAGGAACCATCTCTTTCATTATGGGAGCTGAATCTTTTGGAATTGAACCGTTCTATGCCCACACGATCCAGAAGCGACTCATGGATGGAGAGACTATTACTATCCCAACACCTGCTTTTGAAATGGTGCTTATAAAGCATTTTGATGGTAGGACGGCACGAGAAGCCATCCAGATATTCTCTGAGACTGGAGAGCCGCCAAAGTGGCTTCCTTCTTCTCTTAAAGCATTATTTAAGGTAGCAGTCTCATCAAATCCTGAATATGTTATCTCTGCTGAAGAACACTTGCGAGTTTCAGCCGCCGCCCAGAAATGGCTCTCCGGGGCTATCTCAAAGACGGTAAACTTACCAAACTCAGCAACACCGAAAGATATTGAAAATGTTTACCTTCTTGCCTGGAAACTGGGACTTAAGGGGGTAACGGTCTATCGAGATGGAAGTAAGGCCGTGCAGGCCCTTTATGCTGGTAACCAGAAAAGACTTATCTCTCCCAAACCAGCTAAACGTATTCCGCTCCCAAAAGAAAGAAATGCCACGATACACAAAGCCCGTCTAGCAGACACTTCCTTCTATGTCATCACCGGCACCTATCCATCTGGTGATCTTGGAGAAGTGTTTATTCAAGTGGCCAAAGAAGGATCTACTCTTTCCGGGCTTCTTGATGGGCTTTGTGTTCTCTTCTCGATAGCGCTCCAACATGGAGTCCCACTAGAGACCATCATAAGGAAGTTTCGTGGAATGCGCTTTGATCCATCTGGGTTTACAGGAGATCCAGAGATCCCTTCTGCTTCTTCTATTCTGGACTATCTTGCTCGCTACCTTGAAAAGAAATTCCTTACCAGGGAAGAAAAAGAAGTTGAAGAAGACGAATCTCATGGTATTCTATGTACTAAGTGCGGAGCCGTGATGAGACGTCGCGGTTCCTGTTTCTACTGCGATGAGTGTGGCTCCACCACCGGGAGTTGTGAATGAGCATAAAATTTTATACAGGCATAAAAACAGACATAACTGGCATAGGCATAAAAATTGGCATAACATAAAATCTTATGTAGGCATAAAAAACGGCATAAAGCAGATATACATAAAATCAGACATAACCTGGTCTTGGTAGGAGAAAGATGGAACACATAATTTTGAAACTCTGGAATATGATGGTTTCCAGGATGGAAGAAAAGTATAAGACTGAAGCCTGTGCGGATCATCCATTTTTAAAATACGATTTTGACAAAATAACAGAGCGGCTCCGGAATGGTCTTGTGAATGATATTTTGTGGTATCACGAACTTAGAGAAGAAGTGTTTAAATTCATCTCCGATGTAATAAATGATACAATCCTGAACAAATACCCTTTAACCATTTTTACATTTGTTGATTTTCTACGTCAAATAGGTATTATACAGTCTGTAAAATATGACAATTTGTGTGATATTTTTGTAGAACTGTCTCCAAATGAAGTAGAAAAAGTGTTTGTAGATTTTTTGTGGAACCTGGAAACGGAGGAAGAAGATGAAGAATAAAGATTTCTCAGTAGCCATTGTTGTATTTTATGAGGATATGAAGTTGGTGCATCTACCAGAGGAGTATCCTGTTATTTTGGTAAACGCAAGTATGTCTCAAATGAATGATCGTGACATTTCAGCATTTGGTGACAAGATACTAGTACACAATCTTATTGTTATACCATATAAAGAAGGGTTGGATGAATCTTTGATTTGTAGCTTATTAGGAAAAGATAAAATTACGGTAACTGAAAATATTGTATTGCAAAATAAACATATCCCAAAGTGCCCATGCTGTGGTGAAATCCTGTTTCCATTATCTAGTTATCTAGTTTGCACACGTTGTAAAGTTGTCGTTAACAGCCTATCACCAGCTATTGGAATGGTCCGAATACCAATCGATGATTCATTCCCAAAAAGTGGGATATTTATCAATGTTTCTTTCGATAGGGGTGTTTCTGATGCTAAGAGGGTTACGTTACGAAGACTCTTTGATGATGAATACGAAATATTTGAAGTTGCTAATAGTGTAGCTAGTAAGTTTAGGATTAGCGGGGGACGGTGATGAAGAGAAGGAAGGTTGACATTGCTGATTTTAGAAAAGTTATTGAAAGAGAAATATCCCTTCTTAAGGAAGAGATAATATCTTTGAAGAATGAGATAAAATCTTTTAAAAAAGATATAGAAGAAATAAATAGAGAATTTAAAATTTTAAATGTAAAATATGATTTGTT